ATGAAAAAAAACACAGATGATGGGGCTAAAATTTACACACCACTTACCCTAAAGCTTTATGACTGGTGGGTTTTGGGAGTATCAAATCGGCTTGCATGGGGATGTCCTACAAAGGAGCACCTTCTTCCACACTTTCTGGAACATTTAGGTAACAACCATCTGGATATTGGTGTTGGAACTGGGTTTTACCTTACTCACGTACCTGAGAGTAGTCTGATATCTTTAATGGATTTGAACGAAGCTAGCCTGAACGCGGCATCTACAAGGGCTGGGGAATCAAAAATTAAACATAAAATTAGCCATGATGTTTTTAAACCTTATCCCGCAGCGTTACATGGTCAATTTGATTCCATTTCCATGTTTTACCTTCTTCACTGCCTGCCTGGAAATATATCTACAAAAAGCTGTGTAATACGCAATGCGGCGCAGGCCTTAACTGACGATGGAACTCTATACGGAGCCACAATTCTTGGCGATGGAGTTGTGCACAATAGCTTCGGTCAAAAACTGATGTGCATTTACAATCAGAAAGGCATCTTTTCAAACACAAAAGATTCCGAAGAAGGCTTAACACATATACTCTCAGAGCATTTCGAGAATGTTAAAACCAAGGTTCAAGGTACTGTAGTAATGTTTTCCGCTTCAGGGAAAAAATAGCATCCAACCGCAGCACGTTCTTGCTTAAGACGTGCTGCGGCATAATCCCAATGATTACTCCCTGACAGGGTTCGTAGGCCACTCAATATCAGGTGCAGTTGATGTATCAACACGGTTCAGCAACACCCGATACTTCTTCCAGGCTTCCAGCAACGAGGTTTCTTCCTCCGTTGCATATACAGCTCACCTTTTTTCACCCACGATTAACCAACAGCCAGACCAGCAGACACGCCACCACCGGCACAGCAAAATCCATCAGACTTGCTACATCCCATGCACGTGGGTCAAAACCGCCCCACCACGGCATATTCATACGCTTGCCATGCCCGAACATTTCAATCCAGCGATATTCTGCCTGGGTATGTTCACGCGCAATGAAGAACGTACAACCGGCTATCGCCCCGTAAGCCCAGTTCCCGGTAAAAAGACCAATCAGTAGCTGCGCAGCCACAGCACAAAGCGCATGAAGGAAAGGTGTTATATCCATTTTCATCCTACCCAATAAAACGGGGCGCTCGGCCCCTTAATATTATTTAGACGCAAGCGCCGCATCAATTGCAGATAATCTTTGTCTTAATTCTGCGTTTTCTTCTTCCAGTGCTGTTATTCTGTCGTCTGACTCTCTGGCTACCTGAACAAGCAAGCCAGTAACACCAGAATAATCTACTGTGTAATAACGTTCACCTTCTTCACCTTCCGATCCGCTCGCACCGTCCTGATATTTCATTGCGGAACCTACAACTTCTGGGATTGCTTCCAGAGCTTCCTGTGCAATGACACCAGCATAGGGCATACCGTTTTCTTTAAGCGTGTATGTATAGCCGTTCATTTTACGGATGCGGTCGGTTGCATTATCGATCACCTGAATGTTGTCTTTCAGATCCCGGTCGGAATGCTGGTTAAATGCGGTGGCATGACATGCACCATTAACGCTTAACATATAGGTGTTATCGGTATTTTTCTGCGCATAGAACATATAAGCGCCACCATCAACACCGACTTCATAAACAACAGGACGGCTGGAGTTGCCCCACAATTGAGCAGTAACACCAGCATAAGCGGTTCCCTGTGTGTTTAATGTCATGGTTGACCCATGATTGGCATATTTGATCTGTAATGTGTCGGTGTAATCAAATTTAATAAGCGCGTTACTTCCACGCTTGCTGTATGACATAAGGCAGTTACCCATTTTGAGGTATCCGCTGTCACCGGGAAAAATCATCGTACCGCCATAAAGGTTGGTAAAGTCCCAGCAAATGTTTGTCCCGTTATCGTTCAGGTTAAGGCGCGCCATTGCGTTACCTGGACTGTCTATCCATTTTTTGAGGTATAGTTCGCAATACGCATCCTCAACACCTGCCGTCCTGTGAGTTGAGCGGAGTTTTCTCCCAAATATAGCTCCGCTAGTTGGCAATACCTGCTGATACCATGAAACAGACCAGTCACCAACGATTTCATCTTTGCTGTCTACATATAATTTTGTTGCGTAGCTTCCTTGATCGTTTTTTAATTTGCTAACGTCGGATTTTAGCGTTTTGATGTCATCAGGAATTACTGTCGATGTAGCCATTTTTCTTCCTCACATCCAGCCACGAAGTTGATGCTCAACAGCAACCACGTATTCATCGAATATTGACGATATTTGCGAATCATTAATGATGCGCACGTTTACAAAATATCCGTCTTCCTTAACACATACCGGTTCGCCATCTTCAGTCAGTTCTCCAGTTTCTTTGTACACATTACCTATCACGTCAATAAGAATATCATCCTGCATCGACTCGTCATCATAATAGCCAATGCTCTCCATAAAGGCCGAAAAGTCGGCCCTGTCTGCAAATTTGAGTGTTAAATCTTTCATTTAATACTCTCCCCCATTTGCGCATCAGTTAATTCTTTATGCCAGAGACGAAGATTTCTCAAATGGCCGAATAGATGACGAGTTCCCGATGTGGCTTGACCTCCAATTCGAATAAAGGTCCGTGTTTTTACGCCCGTCCACTCCGTTTTCATAGTTTTAGTAGCCTCACCGTTAGAAACTACTCGTTTAGTACCATCAGAATAAATATTAAAACCACCAATGAATTTTCGAACATCAGTTCGACCAGCAAACACACTAGAAACGTAAGTACTTGTCGACGCTTTATAAGTTTGTATATAAAGCTGACCGTAACATTTCTCAGTTGTGTTAAAAGCGTATGTAATTGACTCAATAGGTGGCACACCAGAAAAATCAAAAATACGCGGTGCTACATTAGGAGGAATATCGCCCCAATTTCTATTGACCTCGACAAGACACGTAAGCGGTCTATTATAGATATTATTTTCAGTTGGGATCGTCACCATATCACTGGAGCGGGTTGCGGGTGCAGTTGTCGTAATAACAAAAGATGAAGCACATCCGCCGTTTTCAAATTGTGGTGTTGCAAGGTAAATATAATCTCCCGCTTCAGTTATACCACCTTTTTTCGGCGCATACTGAATCATTGCGCCAATTAAGGCTTCACCTTCAACAGCTTCTATAGTTGCCTCATAGAAAATCCACCCTGTAACCGGATCTTTAGTTGCAGTAGCTGCTATTCTATTGGCTGCTCCGCCAGTTTTTTCTATTATCAGAGTTCCGAAAGTTAAATAAGCATCTCCTAAAAATGTATAAACCGACCCATCGTATTTTTCAAAACGCAAACGACAACGAAGACCATCAGGAGCTTTAACCCTGCATGAAACAGTGCAATACTTATTATCGCCACTAACATCAATCCCCCGGGATGCACTGCATGTATGCAGACTAAGTGCAGATGATTGTCCTGTCATATTATCTTTTGTTCGCATTTTGGCATATGAAAAACCAAATTCATCAACACCATTATTAGTTTTATCGATATTGCTGGTACTCGTCCATTCAGCGGGAGTATTGGATTTAACAAAATAGTTAGTGCGCTGTCCTTCAATCAATAAACCTTCTTTTTCAAATCGTGGCTCATCAATTTTAGCAACACTAAATACGCCTGATTTATTGATATATGTGGCAGTTGATGCGCGTTTAAACTTAACAACCTTGTCGCCAGGCATCGTTATTTCATCATCACCAATAACAATTTTTTTATATGACGGCGAAAAGCCCGTAATCATATCCAGTGAATCGTTAAACGGTATCCACACATCAGGCAGTGGCTGTAAGACATATTTATACGGCTCTGCTGCCTGACTTGCATACTCTCTGGCTGCGTCTTCACTTGCTTTAGCTGCTGTCTGGCTTGCTGCCGATGCTTTCGCCGAGTTCGCCGCTGCAGTCTCGCTTGTCTTTGCATTGGTTTCACTGGTTTTTGCCGCTTTTTGACTGTTGGCTGATGCAGTGGCAGAAGCAGCCGCCGCGCTTGCAGAACCAGCTGCCGCGCTCTCGCTTTGGGCTGCTGCAACCTGGCTGTTTTTCGCCGCAGTTTCGCTGGCTTTGGCATTCGTTTCGCTGGTCTTCGCTGCCGTCTGGCTGGACTTTGCGTTAGTTTCACTCGTCTTCGCAGCTTTCTGGCTGTTAGCCGCAGCAGTTGCTGATCCAGCTGCTGAAGTCGCAGAACCGGCTGCCGCGCTCTCGCTTTGGGCTGCTGCAACCTGGCTGTTTTTTGCCGCAGTTTCACTGGCTTTGGCATTCGTTTCGCTGGTTTTCGCTGCCGTCTGGCTGGACTTTGCGTTGGTTTCGCTCGTCTTTGCGGCTGTCTCGCTATTTTTCGCGTTGGTTTCTGATTTTTTGGCTGCTGTCGCGGAGTTTGCCGATGCAGTCTTTGAGGTCGCTGCCGCCTGTGCACTATTAGCTGCATTCGTTTCTGAGGTTTTCGCCGCGTTCTTTGATGATGCCGCTGCAGTTTCGGATTTCTTTGCCGCCGCTGCGCTCTGAGAGGCGGCTTCGGCGTTGCGTGCCACTTCTTCCACCATTGCCTCAAAACGACGCAATGCCTCCGGCATGACATCATCTTCCGTCATGGCACCGAGAAAATCATTCAGCGTACCTGGTCTGGAGCCTTCATAGACGGTAATGGTCCCGGCATGTGAAGGCGGAAAACCTTCAACCAGCAGGGTGACGCTGTACTGGCCATACTCAACATCCATGCTGTAACGTCCGGCTTCATCCGGATTTTCAGAAGCCACCGTGTTCACCAGTACCGTGGTGCTGTTACGCTTTGCCTTCAGTTGAATAGTGCAGTTCTGTATTGGTTTTCCCGCACCATCTTTCAGCACACCTGAGATTTTTACTGCTGCCATATCCACTCCACAAAAAAGCCCGCCTGAACCGGCGGGCTGTCATAACACTGTGTTACCTGGCTAATCAGAACTTATAACCGACACCCACGATGAAACCGTCAGTGCGCCAGTCGCCACTGCCGGAGCCTTCATAAGCAATATCAATGGCCACGGATTCGGTCGGGTTAAACTGCACGCCAGCTCCCCACGCCAGAGACGTGTTGCTGTGGCGATCGTCATCACTTCCGGTCAGCACATCGTGCGTTTTCCCCTTGTTGTCAGTTACGCGGAGATAATCCCCGGAGAAGGTCGACACACGGCTGTAAGCCATACCCGCCATCGCATAAGCACTGAACCATTCATTCACGCGTACAGATGGCCCCGCCATCATGCTGAACCAGCGGTTACGCACGGAATCTTCATGCCAGCGGGTATCGCTGTAATGCGTTTTTTGCTCATCTTTGGCATTGGCATAACTGAATGACGTCACCAGCCCCAGCGTGTCCGTAAATTCATAACGGTATTTCACGTTAATGCCCTTCAGGTCATCACTGCCTGGCATATCAGTATGGGTCTGAAGATACCCGGCGCTTAGTGTGGACTGATGCTCTGCTGCGCTCGCTGGCGTACCAGCGGCAACCAGCCAGACTACTGCGGACAGAATAACAGCACATAATTTACGCATAATTACCTCTCGCTTTTCTGCAATAAAAAAGGCACCATTTCTGGTGCCCGTATCTGGGTTATAAAATTCAGCTAATCGTGATGCCTGCAGTGGCTTTCTTCATCACAACAACCAGCAAATCGCTGATACTTGCTGTGGGATACCAGCCATTTACCAGCCATGCTGACACCGAAAACTCCAGTGTCATGTGACCGTGACCGGCAGGCATATCAATAACGCCACTGTAAATCAGCGTATTATCCAGCGCGGTACGGTTATAAATTTCAGCACCGTTTTTCCGCACTATCAGACGGCATGAGGAGTAAATATCAGTATGCTCTCTCTCATGCTTAGCGCCACTGAATGCCACCGCCGGAATAACAATTTGCCGGTCAAACGGCTGATCGTCATAAACCCTGACGGTAATGGTCCCTGATGGCCACCGCTCCGGTGCCCGGGAGTCACGGGGGAAAGCTTTGCCCACTGTTTTAACGAGATCGCCTTCAATCTGGTTCGCGGACAGTTTTCCCAGAACCCGGCAGTTCTCGTTAATCGTGACGTTGTTGAGCGTCCCGGAGTTCGCATTCACGTTACCGCTGATATCGGCATTTTTCGCCGTCAGCCGCCCGTCCGGTGTCAGGGAAAATGCCGGAGGATTACCGCCGCTGGTAATGGTGGGAGCCGTCAGATATTTCAGGAACACTTCGTTCATGAATATCTGATTGCCCTGCGCCACAAACATCGGCGTTTCATTCCCGTTTGCCGGGTCAATAAATGCGATACGGTTAGCGGCAACCAGGAACTGGCTCAGTTTGCCTTCCTCCGTGTCCTCCATGCTGAGGCCAATACCCGCGACATAATGTTTGCCGTCTTTGGTCTGCTCAATTTTGACAGCCCACATGGCATTCCACTTATCGTTGGCGTCCTTCCACTCTTTCGAAAACTCCTCCAGTCTGCTGGCGTTATCCTCCGTCAGCTCGACTTTTTCCAGCAGCTCCTTGCCGAGATGGGATTCGGTTATCTTGCCTTTGAAAAAATCCAGGTAACCTTCCGCATCATCGCTCACCCGACCGACAGCCTCCACGAATGTCGATTTGCCGACGGTGTTCACACTGCGAACGTAAAAATAATAATCATGGCCCGGTTTGATATTGATACTGGCGGCTATCCAGTACAGCGCCGTGCCAAGATAACGCGCGCTGGTTTCAACCTGCCTGATATCCGCAATCCGATTTTCCGAGAACCAGAACTCAAACTGTACCGTCGGATCATAAACCGCAAGATGCGGCGTGGCGGTTATCTGAAAATAGCCCGGCGTCAGCTCAATCCGCGATGGCGCTGCCGGTGCGGCAATCCGGAACGATACCGACGCCGGATCGCCCTGCTGCCCCCACGCATTTACCGCCCGGACTGTCAGACTGTAATTTCCCAGAGCCAGCTGCCTGAAGCGGTATGTGGTTTCCGTCGTCCGGGCCGTGCTGACCAGCCGCTCACTGCCGTCATCCGCTGCCACGGTCAGGCGAAGCATAAAGCTCACGCCCTTCACCACCTTCGGCGTATCCCAGCGCGCCAGCACCTGGTATTCCCCGCTGTCTGCGGTGACTTCGGCGGTCAGGTGCTGCACCGCTGGCGGCGTGACACCATTCACCGTGCCGCTCTGGTCGCCGTCAAAGTGCGCCCCGTTATCCACGATGGCTTCTTTTTCCGGTACATGCTGCACGGCAGTGATGGCATACGTGCCGTCATCGTTCTCACGGATACTCACACAGCGGAACAGGCGCTGGCGCAGCGTCGGCAGCTTCAGCCCCCACACGCTGTATTCGGCAACGCCGTCAGGAACCCGACTCACTTTCACCTTCACGCCGTCGGTGACGGACTGAACCTCCACGCTGACCGGACTCCCCTGCCCGTCAACCAGGCTTATCAGCGTGGTACCGGAGGATGGCAGCGTGATTTCACGGTCGAGCGTCAGCGTCCGGGTCTGGCTGTTCACCGCCAGCACGCGCCCGCCAATGCTGATCCCCGCATAGTCATCATCGCAGATTTCAATAACATCACCCGGTACATGGCGAAGCCCTTCTGCGCCGACGCTGAAATCCACGGTCTGCGTTTCCAGCAGTTCTGTTTTAATCAGCCACAGCCCGGCGCGGTGTGCCTGCCCCCGGCTGGTACAGCCAAAGGCATCCATCTTCGTGACGTTACGACCGTAACGGGCAATGGCCTGCGTGTCCTCCACAAGCTCTGTCGCCGTCTCCCAGCCGTTATCCGGGTCAATCCAGTTCACCTCAACGGCATTATGACGGTCCTTCAGGGCGCTGAAGCTGTAGCGGAACGGCGCGCCATCATCCGGCATCACCACATTACTGCGGTTATAGGTCCACACCTTATCCGATGGCCGGTCCTGCACGAACGTCAGCGTCTGCCCGTTCCATACCGGCATACAGCGCATCGCCGAGCAGAAATCACTGAGCACATCCCACGCCTTGCGCTGCGTGGTCAGCCAGGCATTACAGGTGATGCGCGGCTCCGTGCCACCAAAGCCATCCGGCACCGACTGGTCGCAATTCTGGCCGATGACATACAGCGCCCATTTGTCCACATCCGCCGCACCGAGACGCTTCCCCATGCCGTAGCGCGGATGGGTCAGCATATCCCACAGACACCAGGCCATGTTGTTGCTGTATGCCGGTTTAAACGTCCCGTCCCAGATACCGCTGTATTGCCGCGTCTGCGGGTTATAGTTCGATGGCACCTGCAGAATACGCCCGCGCAGATGATAATTACGGCTCACCTGCTGGCTGCCGAACTGCTCCGAGTCCACCTGCACGCCGACCAGTGCCGTGTTCGGGTAGCACTGTTTCACATCGATGATTTCGGTGTATGACGACCAGAGCGTTTTGTTCTGCAGCTGGTCTGTGGTGCTGTCCGGCGTCATCCTGCGCATCCGGATATTAAACGGGCGCGGCGGCAGGTTATCCACCACCACTGAGGCCAGATACTGCGAGGTGGTTTTACCCTTAATGGTGATGTCTTTTTCCGTCACCCAGCCACCGTTACGTTGTATCTGAACCAGCAGGCGGACTTCCGATGGATTCCTGTCCCCCTTTGAGGTGGTTTCCACCAGTGCCTGCACACCGAAGGTAAAGCGCAGACGGTCGATGTTTGCCGACGTGATGGTGCGGGTGATCGGCGTGTCATATTTCACTTCCGTACCCAGCACCGTCTCGGAACCGGAGGATTCAAATCCCTCCGGCGGAGTCTGCTCCTGCTCACCGGCCCGGAACACCACCGTGACGCCGGATATATTGGTATTCCCCTCACTGTCCAGCACCGGCGTACTGTTCAGCAGCACGCTTTTTAATCCATCCACCGGACCTTCAACCGGCCCTTCGCTGATGGCATCGATCACACTCAGCAGCTGCGTGGACTTCAGGTTGTCCTTCGCTTCGCGCGGGGTATGCCCCTTACTGCTGCCTTTACCCATTCGTCATGCTCCATAAACGATAAAACCGCCCGGAGGCGGTTTCACATAAAACGTTTTTCATCAGCGACCAATCACCACAACCTGACCACCATCACCTTCATCTGCTGTGCTGATCTCCTGAGATACCACACGTGATCCCACGCGCATTTCACCGTACAGAACGGGCAGAACATTGCCCTGGGCAACCATATTATCCAGTGAAGAAAAATAGGTGTTCTGTTTGCCGTTATCCGTTGTCTGTGTGCGGGGGGTTTTGGGTTTAGGGGCCAGCATCTGTGCAACACCGCCAAGCGTCATACTGGCACCGAGAGAAAACAGCAGATTACTCGCCATAATTCCTACCCCCGGCATCCATATAGCAACCGCCATAACAGCCGCCCCCAGCACAGCCTGAAACACACCGCCACTTTTGGCTCCTGCCAGACGCGGCACGATATGGATCACAGCACCATTTGCCAGCGGTTCATTAAGACGGGCTGATAATTCCGTTTCACCTGTATCACGCCCGGCAATCCGTACCTGATACCAGCCGTCGCTCAGTTTCTGACGAAACGCCGGGAGCTGTGTGGCCAGCGCCCGGATGGCTTCAGCCCCCGTTTTCACACGAAGGTCGATGCGGCGACCAAATCGTTGTAAATCCCCGTAAAGGCAGATGCGCGCCATGCCCGGTGACGCCAGAGGGAGTGTGTGCGTCGCTGCCATTTGTCGGTATACCTCTCTCGTTTGCTCAGTTGTTCAGGAATATGGTGCAGCAGCTCGCCATCACCACAGTAAATGGCGGCATGATTCGGCACCGATGAACCAAAACAGCACAGCAGCACATCGCCCGGTTGTGCTGATGACAACGGCACCTGATACAGCCCTGTGGCCTCCAGATTATCCAGATAGAGATTCTGACCGTGACGCCACCAGTCATCCTCGCGATGAAAATCCGGCATCTCAATCCCCGCCAGATGATAAGCATCCCGGAACAGCGTGTAACAGTCCGTCACCCCGTGCTCAAAGCGCCGCCCGGTGAGATGCGGCACACAGCGGAACTTATGAATCGCCCCCCGGCAGACCAGCAACCACGGCAAATCACTCTGCACCTGCAGCCGCCGGTCAGCCTCACTCAGCCAGGGCAGACCACCGGGGTGGCTGTGGACCAGCGCCACAATCTCACCCTGCATTTCTGCCTGCAGCCAGTCCTCCGGAGCCATCCGGAAATAATCCTCCGGCTCACCGGAGATATTCACGCAGGGGAAATATCTTTCCCCCTCCGGCGTGCTTACCACGAAGCCGCACGACTCCGCTGGCGCACATCGCCGGGCGTGCGCCAGAATCGCTGATTCTGTCTCTGTCATGGGATTACTGCGAAAGTTTGTTAATGGAAAGGAAGCCGCCAAAGTTGCCGACGTTATTGCGGAACTTACAACCGCTCAGGCATTTGCTGCATTTATCCTTCGTGATATCGGACGTTGGCTGGTCATATTCATCCGCGACCGCCGGACCGTGATAACCGCACTCATCGCCGCGATAGGTCCAGGTGCAGGTGTTGGCCAGCATGATACGTCCTGGAAAAACAGCGCCGTCCGTTTCCGTCGGCGTGGACAGTACAAAAGAGGCACTCACCGCGCTCAGTTCGCTGCACTGCTCAATACGCCAGCGGCTGATCACCTCCTGCTCCGGATCGGCGTCTCTGTTTCCGTTGACGAAGTTCACCGCATCCAGAAAACGGGCATAAACCTTACGCCTGACCACCGTTCCGCCGACCAGACTCTGCAGATCTTCCGCCATCCCGGTGACCATGCCATACAGGTTAGAAAGCGTCAGCGTGGGGCGCGTACTGGTGCCTTTGCCATTCAGTTCGAAACCACTCCCCTGAATGGGATACGCCTGATACTGTCGCCCCTGCCAGGTGACCGGCTCACCTTTTTCGTTCTGCTCATTACAGAAAAAATAACGTTCTCCACCAACCTCTGTCAGATCGATTTCCCAGAGCACCACGCTGGCAGACTGCTCCGCACGGGTGCATTCATTCAGTGTTTCCTGTCGGATATCCTGCATCAGTTCACCACCTGTTCAAACTCTGCGCTGAACTCAACACGCAACATACTGACCCGCGACGACCATTTTGCGCAGGTCACCTTTATCTGCCGGTAGCCATAAGGCGGCGTCCACAGAAAGGCCTTCCAGCCTCCGTGCTCAGCCAGAAACGACTCCAGCGCCGCGGCCTCCCAACGGGGAACAGAAAGCGTCACGCTGTACGTTTTCAGGTCAGTGTTCAGCCCGGCAGGCGCTCGCTGGGAATAGCCATCACCAAAGCGCACCTTTCTTACGGAAGGGGCCGAAGCCACATCCATACCGGGTTTCACTTTCCAGCGGAAGGTTTTCATCGTCCACCTCCGGAGAACAGACCACCATCGCGCATCTGCCCGGTCACAACATCCATTGCCGCCTTACGGGCTACGTCATAAACAGCCTTCAGCGCCTGTGGCCCTATCTGACCGTTCGTGCCGTCGTTGTTAATCACCACATGGTTATTCTGCTCAAACTTCCCGGACGCCTGCGACCGGCTGTCCGCCATGCTGCCCGGTGTACCGACATAACCACCGGTGGCATAGCCGCGCATCAGCCGGTAGAGATTCCCCACGCCAATCCGGCTGGTTGCCTCCTTCGTGAAGACAAATTCACCGCGGTGAACAATCCCCGCAGGCTCATATTTGCCGCCGGTTCCCGTAAATCCCCCGGTCGCAAAATGGAATTTCGCCGCAGCTGCCTGAATGGCTGTACCGCCTGACGCTGATGCGTCACCACCGACAGCACCGCCAATGACACTGCCCACACTCCCGACGATCCCCACCATTGCCTGCTTAAGCAGAATTTCTGTCATCATGGACAGCACGGAACGGGTGAAGCTGCGCCAGTTCTGCTCACTGCCGGTCAGCATCGCCGCCATATTCTGTGCAATGCCATCAAAGGTCTGCGTGGCTGCACTTTTTACCTGCGACATACTGTCTGTGGCACTCTCTTTCCACTCGCTCCAGCCGGACTTCAGGCCAGCCATCCAGCTCCCACGAAGCAGGTCTTCAGCCGCCCAGGTCTTTTTCTGCTCTGACATGACGTTATTTAGCGCCAGCGGATTATCGCCATACTGCTCCTTCAGACGCTGTTCCGTGGCGTCCCGCGCTGCCTGCCGGTCAGTAAGCCCCCGGTTTTTCGCCTCAATGGCTGCCCGTTTTGCCCGTTGTTGCTGTGCGAACTTATCCGCCTGCTGCGCCAGCGCGTTCAGGTGCTCCTGATACGTGACCTTATCGCCAAGTACAGCCAGCTGGCGTTTGTACTCCAGCGTCTCATCTTTATGCGCCAGCAGGGATTTCTCCTGTGCGGATAGCTGGCGACGTTGTGCCGCCTCCTCCAGTACCGCGAACTGATTTTCCGCCTTCCACAAATCCCGGCGCTGCTGGCTGATTTTCTCATTTGCTCCGGCATGCTTCTCCAGCGTCCGGAGTTCAGCCTGAAGCGTCAGCAGGGCAGCATGAGCACTGTCTTCCTGACGATCGCCCGCAGACACCTTCACGCCGGACTGTTTCGGCTTTTTCAGCGTCGCTTCATAGTCCTTTTTCGCCGCCGCCATCAGCGTGTTGTAATCTGCCTGCAGAATTTTCCCGTCCTTCAGTGCCTTGTTCAGTTCTTCCTGACGGGCGGTATATTTCTCCAGCGGCGTCTGCAGCCGTTCGTAAGCCTTCTGCGCCTCTTCGGTATATTTCAGCCGTGACGCTTCGGTATCGCTCTGCTGCTGCGCATTTTTGTCCTGTTGACTCTGCTGTTCAGCCTTCTTTCTCGCGGCTTCAAGCGCAAGACGGGCCTTTTCACGATCATCCCAGTAACGCGCCCGCGCTTCATCGTTAACAAAATAATCATCCTTGCGCAGACTCCAGATGTCGTCCGCTTTCTTAAACGCAGCCTCTGCCTTAATCAGCATCTCCTGCGCGGTATCAGGACGACCAATATCCAGCACCGCATCCCACATGGATTTGAATGCCCGCGCTGTCCTGTCTGCCCAGGTCTCCAGCGTACCCATGTTCTCTTTCAGGCGGCGGGTCTGGTCATCAAACCCTTTCGTCGCGGCCTCGTTCGCCGCCTGCAATGCCCCGGCTTCATCGCCGGAACGCTGCAACTGAGCAACATACGCAATCTGCTCCGCCGTCACGTTATGGAACTGGCGTGCCATCGTTGTCAGCCCTGACGTCGGGTCTGTGGTCAGCTTCCCGAAGGCTTCAGCGACCTTGTCCACCTCCACGCCGGATGCAGAGGAGAAACGCGCCACACTCTGGCTGATGGATGCAATCTGAGCCTCACCGCTTACTCCCGCCTTAACCAGTGCGCTGAGTGACTCGCTGGTCTGGTTAAACGTCAGCCCTGCCGCCTGCCCGGCTCTGGACAGGACCAGCATGCGATCTGCCGTCAGACCTGACTGATGACCGGAAAGGACCAGCGTTTTGTTGAAATCGGACAGGGTTGAGTTGCCCTGATACCAGGCATACGCCAGCGCACCGGTCGCCACCGCCAGCGAGGTGGCCCCGACCATCGGCAGGGTGATCGCACCGGCAAGCCCCCTGAACATGGGGATCATCCCGCCGAAGGAGTCCTTAACCTGCCCCCCCTGTTGCAGCAGGATCAGCCACGGACTTTGCCCGCCTGCAAGCTGCGTGGCCACGTCGGTGAACTGTGCAGGAAGCATACGCATGGCGGCTTTATACTGTCCGACGGAAATCCCCGCTTTCTGTGCAGCCAGCGCCTGCCGGTTCATTGACTGTTCAACGACTGCCGCTGTTTTTTTCGCATCACTTTCCGTACCGGAAAAATGACGCCTGACTCTGGCCATCTGCTCGTCAAATCTGGCCGCATCCAGACTCAAATCAACGACCAGATCGCCTACCGGTTCAGCCATACCGGACTCCTCCTGCGATCCCTTCTGATACTGTCATCAGCATTACGTCATCCTCCGTCATGTCCGCCACATCCGGGGAAGCGGGGATAACTTCATTCCCGTCCGGGCCAAAGCGGACACCTCCGGCAAGCCCTGCCGCTTTCTGCATCAGCACATCATCTTCAGGCTCTTCGTCAGCCTCGCGCCGGTTCAGCAGACTGAAATCCAGCGGATGCATATCCGGATCGCTGAAAAACAGGCTGAGTACGGTGTACGTCAGCCCGGAAAAGTGCATATCCAGCAGAACATCATGAAAATAATGGGTACTGTAAAAGCGGTGCCAGTCGGCATACTCCGTGGATGACATCCCGGCAAGCATGGCACGCCAGTCGGGTCGCCCCATCTCGCGCGCCAGTTTCAGGGCAAAACTCAGCTCACCGTCGAACACTTTCCCGCAGAAACAGGCTCTGCAGGCCCGGCGTCATCTGCCTGTTCAGGAGCATCATTCACCACAAACTCATACATACCGGACAGCCGGTACACCACGTTTTCAGCATGAGAAATTGCCTCCGTGGGCCAGGTGGTAAGCACTTCCTGCTCAATCTGTTTAACGGCTTCATTCATGGAAGGCAGCTTTGTCTTCTGCGGATGGTTATGCCACAGGGACATCGCCACCACAAAAGCGCCGGTTCTGATGGCGTCTTCCACAGTAAACTTCCGGTTGCTGTCTGACTCCGCCTGTTCTGCCTGTCGTTTCATCAGGGCGAGATGCTCAATACGCTGCAGGGCTGACAGTTCAGAAAGCGTGACGGTCACACCGTTATGTTCAAATGATTCGGTTTTCAGGAACATCGCTGACTCTCCGGATTAACTGGCGGTAACGTTGATTTCTGCAACCGCAGCAAGTTCACCATTACCGGATACGACCGGAATGTTGACCTTGCCTGCAGCAACACCTTTCACGGTGATGGTCATACCACTGACCGACACGGTGGCTTTTGTTTTATCCGCAGACACCGCACGGAAGCTCTTGTCGGTTGCGCCTTCCGGCTGGAATGCCACGGTCAGCGTGGTGCTCTGCCCTTTCACCACCGAGGTGCTGGCAGGCGTCACGGTCATGCCGGTTGCCGCTGTGACCGTGCTGCGATCTTCTGCCATCGACGGGCGTCCCACATTGGTGACCTTCACCGTGCGGGTGATCACTTCCTTCGCCGTCACCGCTTTACCGATACTGCTGACCCAGCCACGGAACACATCGACCGTGCCGTTCGGGAAGCGGATTTTATAGGCACGGGTATCACCTTCATTAAACCACGCCAGCAGCGCCTGCTGCCCCTGCTCTCCGGGCATCCACGCCAGCGTGAAGCTGGTATCTCCGGCTGATTTCTGCCCCTGCCCGGTCGCAGTCCAGTCCGCATCTTCATCATCGAGATAGCTGTCGTCATAGGACTCAGCGGTCAGTTCGCCGGGCGTCAGGTCTTTAACTTTTGCCAGACGCGACCAGTCCACGTCTGAAAGCGGGTTCGCATAAGGGTCACCGTTCCCCTTATAAACCCACAGTGTGGTCCCGGCACCTTTCACCGGCATTGTAGGATTTGGTACAGGCATAGCGTCCTCACATTTCATAGGTAATGACATAAGTCAGATCGGCTGAACTCCACAGGCCCGCATCATCGTCGCGCCGGTAGTCATAGCCGCTGGCCACCATACTGGTGATCAAATCTGACAGTGCCGGGATATCGCTCATCACCGGATAAATCCGGGACTCCATCCACGCATCCAGCTCTGAATCCGGCACCTGAGCAGGCAGGAAAACTTCGATATGCAGCTCCGCCTGCCAGGTATCGCTGTCCAGCTCTTCGCCCGTGTATTCAGCGCCGGTGAGATAAACGGCAACTGCCGGAAAATCCGCCTCATCAAAAACAGCGGGGCGACCATCAAAAAACGTCGCCCCGGTGTCATGCTTCTCCAGTGCATCCAGTACGGCTGCACGGAGTTCAGTATGTTTCATCGCTTTATTACCATCCTCAGTTGATGCTGCAGCGCATAGCCCAGCTCTTTCGGAAGACGTTCACGCCGTATCCGCTCAATATTTTGTTTAAACGCCGTGGTCAGCGGCACCGCCATCGGGATTTTCACCACATCAATGGGGTAACGGTTTTTCCCGGCCACACGCTGCATGACATGCCACCGGCCATTTTTCAGTTGCTGAATAAACGCGCCGGGAATACGACGGTTACCCACCACAAGCACGCTGCCGCCACCTTTCAGGGATGAACGCTGCCCCTTTTTACGACGCCTGCGGCGCGAAAGGACAACCCGCGCGTTACCCAGCCTGATTACGGGCAAATCCCCCCGGTTAACCTTGATTCTGGCCTGCGGATTTTTGACCGTGGCCCTTTTCAGCCTGGCCCTTTCCTTTACCAGTTTCCGGCGTACCTTTGTCTCACGGGCAACCTGTGACGCCGACTGCGATATCGCGGATGAAGCAACGCGGTTAATGGCCATTGCGGCGGCACCAGGCACCGCCGTTCTGCTGATACGGCTGAGGTTTTCAATGGCCTGCTCAAGACCTTTTATGGCCATACATCCCCCCTTCAGCGGCGACGGTTAACGGCAGGCGGTACGCCCCGCCCAAGCCAGAGATGACAGCTTCCACCATCATCCGGCGAAACCCGGTCTATCCAGAAGTTTTCCTCACCGATGGTCAGCGTGTCTCCACGCCGCAGCTGCCGCACATCATCAGTCCGGACAAACAGGGACGGGCTGGAGCCTTCAACGCGCACGCCCTGTCCGGCATAGCTGATATTTTCAGGGTCATCAAAAACACCACGTATTACTGCGCCGGACTGCTCACCGGATGTCATGGTGGCTGACGTTCCCATGTACCCGCGTATCGTTTCATCGGCGCGAACAATGGCAGCATCGAACAGGTTATCGAAATCAGCCACAGCGCCTCCCGTTATTGCATTCTGGCCAGGCCGCGCTCTGTCATTTCGGCTGCCACACCGGCAGAGACACGAAACGCCGTTCCCGGCAGCACAAATGCCACAGGTTCATCCCGCGTGGCGTGAAGTGCATCAGTATGCAGCGTCACCAGTGCCACGACCGTGACCAGAGCAGCCGTATCAGTCACGGTATCCGGCTGCGCTGATACCACCTCATTTTCATGTCCGGTCAGCGCATTTTCCGGGTTGACAGATGTGTCCTGACCGGCAGCGTCATCCGTGTCATCAAGCTCCTCTTCCAGCTCTGCCACACGGAGTGCCAGTTCTTCTTTCGTCCCCGTCAGGCTGACATCACGGTTCAGTTGCTCACCCAGCGAGCGGAGACGGGCAATCAGCTCATCTTTCGTCATGGACTCCTCCACAGAGAAACAATGGCCCCGAAGGGCCATGATTACGCCAGTTGTACGGACACGAACTCATCAGGGTCAGCCAGCAGCATCAGCGGTGCTGACTGAATCATGGTGAACTCACGCGCCGGATCGCCGGTGGTCACCCAGTTTTTCGGGTAGCGGGCAGAGGCGTTAATGCCTTCGCGCTGTGCGTCCGCATCCTGAATGCAGCCATAGGTGCGCAGACCGCGTGCCTGAGTGTTCCCCAGCACCATCGTGTTGTCCGGCAGGAAGTTCTTTTTGACGCCGTTTTCCACGTACTGTCCGGAATACACGACGATGGCCACATCGCCATACATTCCCTTATAGGACACCGCTTTGCCCAGGTCTTTTACCGCTGTCTCCAGCTCGGAATGAGAGCCGCGACGGGTATCCAGCTTCTCCCTGACGGCTTTGAAAGAACGGAACAGCGCCCAGCCTTTCGGATCAAACACGATGATATTCACCACACCGCTGGCGTTCAGCGCGTAGGCTTCGATATCGTCTGTCGGGTCATACGTGGACTTGTCACGCTTGCTCCACTCCGTGCCGCCGGACTGCGTGATGTTATTCGCCTCACTGCGGCCCATATCCACCTCAACCGGATCGAAGGCTTCACCGGTCATGGTGTATTTGCCCTTAAGCACGGCAGAAACTGCCTGCATCTCTTCGACCTGAGCAATGGCCAGCTCTTCGTCACGCATGTTCTGCATGATGATGCGACGGCGGCGGTAAGTCGGGTCCGCCAGATTCTGCGGATCTTCATCCGGCAGGCGACGCAGGGTCATCTGCGGATTCACCTCATGCTTCGGCTACATGAGTCAAATATGAAAGGATGTGAATGATTTGATTACGTTTTAGCTATAGAATTGAAATGGAAAATCCTTGAATGCAATACAACGTGCAATACATGGATGAAAACCATCACTCATTTAACAAGAGGAATCTATGCGCTCACCCAACAGAATGCATGAACGCTCAACATTTTATAAGTATATGTCGTTGAATACCGCGAAGATTGTTCTTGATTCATGCAGCCTTAGATGGAGTTCTCCGGTCCTATTTAATGACCCTTTTGATGTTCCAAGAGAAGTTATGCCTGGTATTAACGAAATTAATATTGGCAAAGCTTTAGCCCGCAAGTTAATAGCGGAGTTGATTACCCCCAGAGAAGACATACAAAATTTAAACCCTAGAATTAGAACAATGCTAAGTGATTTCCAAAAGTCATTTCCTTTAGGCATACCCGCAGGATTAATTGAAAGATTTCAAGAAATGGTAAACATTCCACCAGTTGGGATTGGCGCTCCTGCGGCAATACAAGAAATGAAAGATGTCTGGCGAGGAATGCTTAATAACAGAAGGATTTTGTGTTTATCTGAGAGCCCTATAATCACTCCTATGTGGAATCACTATGCCGATAAATATAAAGGTATAGTTATCGAATTTGATTGTGTAGACTTTCTGGATAGCGCTTGGTTAATAGCCAAACCTATGAAATACACAGATGAAATGCCTCTAACTCACACTGCTGAAGGGATGGCCGAGTTGCTTTTCATGCCAGACAATAAGTCAATTGAATATATCAATAATGAGATAATATTCATAAAAACAGAAGAATGGGCATATGAAAGAGAGTGGAGAATTTCAACCTACGCTAGGCCAAATAGCACTGGTCAATATAGCGACTTAAAATTTCACCCTTTTGAGTTAAAATCTGTAATACTTGGTCCTCTTTTTGATGCCAGCGAGTTCGATGAAGTCGCATCACTAGTTAAGATGTATCCAAGAGCGAAATTATTTAAAAGTTCATTTGGGAACGACAGAAAAATATCCATAGTACCACTACCTTAAAAGGTCAAATGCTTTTGACAAATAAAATCTATCGCCAGTTTTACTGGCGACTTTTAAGCAACAAAGAACCACCTAAGCACTCTTCCTACCTATGGTTTCATTTGTTTTAACTTCGCTGATTATCCTTGATATACCTTTCAGCCATATCTGGAATGTTATCTGAGATCTGGTAAGCTCGAATAAATGCTTTACTGACCTCCATCTTAATGAAGTCCTGATACCGTTTTCCCATGCCAGGAAACTGTCGACAGATCGCAAGTGGAAGACTATCAATGATTGCTCCAACTTCCCCAGTTAATTTCGACAAGGCATAAGTCGCAAATGCAGTGTCAATTACCTCACCTGTTTCGCTGGCATTCTTCAGTTCCTGTGCGTCGGCCTGCGCACGCGTAAGTCGATGGCGTTCATACTCAATAGTCCCTGGCAGGAGATCTGCCTCGCTGGCCTGCCGCAGTTCTTCAACCTCCCGGCGCAGCTTTTCGTTCTCAATTTCAGCATCCCTTTCGGCATACCATTTTATGACGGCGGCAGAGTCATAAAGCACCTCATTACCCTTGCCACCGCCTCGCAGAACGGGCATTCCCTGCTCCTGCTAGTTCTGAATGGTACGGATACTCGCACCGAAAATGTCAGCCAGCTGCTTTTTGTTGGCTTCCATTGTTCATTCCACGGACAAAACCAGAGAAAGGAAACGACAGAGGCCAAAAAGCCTGTTTTTAGCACCTGTCGTTTCCTTTCTTTTTAGGGGGTGTTTTTAATAAAAACATTAAGTTACGGCGAAGAAGAACGGAAACGCCTTAAACAGGAAAATTTTCACAAATAGCGAAAAACTGCGCGCCTGACGCCCCGTAGCCTGTCAGATCGCCGGAAAGGACCCGCCAGCCAGAGCGGGCCCTAATTTCATCAACCAATCAGCTTATAGCGACCATCCCGTGCATTGCGGCGTACACGCTCAATCTTGAGGCATAGCGCCGCATCTGGCTTTTTTGGGACAGGTACGCGGCAATATTCAGAAGCGCGAGGAATATTATTTATCCAGTCGATCACTTCACTTAAATACCAGGCCTTACGCCCTTCCGTAACCTGCACACGCTCCGGGAACTCTCCACTAGCCTCAAGGTTTAGCAGTGTACGACGACTCAGGGTTGTAATTTCCATCACCTGATTCATATCAACAAGGCGCTCGCTTAAACACATTTTGTCAGCGATAGCTTTTAATTCCTCTACAGCTGGATTCGGGTACATCATTTCGGCAATTGGCTTAAGGTCATTGTAATCATTCTGCATTGTATCCCCCTTTACACACGAGCCAGCGGCTGAACAGAAATACCTGAGCCAACAAACGCTGCAACCTTTACTGACAGTTCTTTAACAGACTCAGGCCAGTTCAGAGCATCAACATTTAAGACACCTGTCTTATAGACCTGAGCCTGTGTTTTTTTCGCGGTGTCGATTTGTACAGCGGAAACATAAACCGCTTTACCTACGCTCGAACCATCCCATACCACCAGTGCACCTGTTGCATCTTCCTGCATCAGTGGCGTAAATGCAGGAATTACCCCTTTATTAGCTGAAAATATCCCCAGCGTAGTCACCAGTGCTTCAGTGCCAGCCATGAGTTCAGTGTAATGAGTAGCCATTGCTCCCCCTTAGCCAATGCGAACGGTAACAAAACGATTGATGCGGGCCGGTATTGGCTGTGGTGCTGAATGTGTCTGCACATATTCAATAGCCGGATCACCAGGCACAATATAGTTTTTCGGTGCAAGTTCGGCTTTAGTCAGCCCCATTCGGATTAGCTCCGGATCCTGAATACCGCCATAGGCGACAATCCCCTGAAGAGCCGTATTGCCAAGCACCATCAAATCAGGATCAAGGAAATGTTTTTCTGTTCCGTCCTCGTCGGTATAACGCCCGCTGTAAACAACAATCGCAACATCGCCCATATACCCTTTAAAACTCACCGAATCACCAAGGTCTTTAAGGGCCGTTTCCAGTTCGGAATTAGAACCACGACGGGTATCCAAAGCCTCTTTTATCGCTCTGAATGAACGGTATTTCTTCCATACATTACCACCCATAATGATGATATTAGTGACGCCCTCACTAAATTCTGCGTAGCTCTCAATATCATCATTTGGATCAAAAGTTTCTTTATCCTTACCTGACCACTCAGTACCGCCAGACTGAGTGATGATATTTTGTGGTTTTATATTCCAGTCCAGCTCATAACGTTCAATACCATCGCCCTCAATGATATTTTTCCCCGTTGTGATAGCCTGAACAGCAAGCCATTCAATACGTGCACGAATAGCTTTAGCCTGATTTACAATCGCCTGTTTAACTTTAATATTACGCGCCCCAAAAGCATTGTATTGCTCAGGTGACACACCAGCAGGGCGCACAGCTAACTTATTTGGATCAATGCTGCTTTTCGGCTTCATATAACCTGGACGAATTGTTTTTGATTCGTATCCCTCATCTCGTGAAACTTTACTGCCCACCATAGGAGAGCAAAACGCCGCGATCGGGATATTTGGATCGTCGATCGTATCAAGAATAATGTCTCTCGATTCAAACATTACCGAGCGAGTGAAAAACAAACTGGTAAACAACGCATTTAATTTTTTTTGTACATCTACAGCATTAACCACCTGTACAAGCTGAGTAGGCGAATATAAATCAACCATACGCATCCTCTTTGCATTCATTAAAAATAATTGTGGATATATGCTATCACCGATATTTGTCATGCGAACACATGCAACCGAGTGCAATGTTGTATAAAGTTTTGGGGTGACAACTTCAGTGCGGACAATTAGTGTTAATATCTTCACTCCCTTTGGTCGGGATTTATGTAGCATGCAGGAAAATTTATTTTTTCCGGCCTTTTTGTGCACAGAAAACCCCCAGCTAGGCTGGGGGTTCCGGAAAGCTTTCAGCTTTGAGCCAGTTATTAAAACCCCTTTTGATTTGTTAAAACACTTTGCGGTCTGGCAACTGCAAGTGTCAAACAAGAAATCAAAAGGGGGTCCCAATGGGGAACGAAAAGAGCTTAGCGCACACCCGATGGAACTGTAAATATCACATAGTTTTTGCGCCAAAATACCGAAGACAGGTGTTCTACAGAGAGAAGCGTAGAGCAATAGGCAGTATTTTGAGAAAGCTGTGTGAGTGGAAAAGCGTACGGATTCTGGAAGCTGAATGCTGTGCAGATCATATCCATATGCTTGTGGAGATCCCGCCCAAAATGAGCGTATCCGGGTTTATGGGATATCTGAAAGGGAAAAGCAGTCTGATGCTTTACGAGCAGTTTGGTGATTTGAAATTCAAATACAGGAACAGGGAGTTCTGGTGCAGAGGGTACTACGTCGATACAGTGGGTAAGAACACGGCGAAGATACAGGATTACATAAAGCACCAGCTTGAAGAGGATAAAATGGGAGAGCAGTTATCGATTCCCTATCCGGGCAGCCCGTTTACGGGCCGTAAGTAACGAAGTTGGATGCAAATGTCAGATCGTGTGCGCCTGTTAGGGCGCGGCTGGTAAGAGAGCCTTATAGGCGCATTTGAAAAACCTCCGGCTATGCCGGAGGATATTTATTTTATTGGCAATATTTAAAACGGGATATCATCTCCCCATTGCTCATTATCTCCCACTGGTGGCTGGCTTCCTTGCTGATCTGCCTGTTGTTTTGCTCTGTTCAGTGCGTCAGTAGCCTGCCCCTGTTGGCCTTTATTGCCGCCCGGTCGCACCGATCGCGCACTGATTACGCTGTCTGCGATAACCTGCCAGCCCTGCCGCGTTTCGCCGTTCTGTCCAGTCCACTGGCTCATCTGCATGTTACCCGCCACGCTCAGGAGTTCGCCTTTGTGATGCTTTGCCAGCGCGTCGGCTTGTCTGCCAAACGCCAGGACAGATAACCACATCGTCGCCTGACCGTCATCCGACTGACTGCAGGGCAGTGATACCGCCATACGCGCCAACGTCATGGGGGTGCCCTTGCTGGTCTGTTTTGTCTGCGGGTCGTCCACCGACCGCCCGTAAACTGATATTTGCGCCGTCATGCGGCCTGCTCTCCGGACTTAATATTGATTGTTGTCACTTCCTCCGCTTCAGCAATCTCCCGTTCGGTCAGAGTGGCAAAGTTTGCAGCCGCCGTTGTCATGAATGCGCTAATCAGTTCGGGATGTGCTTTCGCGTATCCTTCCCCGGCGTTGCGGTCGATGATTTTTATCGACACCCTTAACCAGTGTTCCGTCAAATCAAGGGCGTGCGATTGTGATTTTTTTGTGTGCTTCGCTGTCATAGGCTTTATCTCACAGCAGTAAATTAAAATTTTTGCGTTTTAACCCTTCACCTGTTCACCTTTTGATATTTTCTCTTTTAATTCATAATGTTAATGGGTGAACAGTTTCACAAAAACTATTCACCAACTGTTCACCACTGTTCACCCTTGAAGCTCAATAAACAATCAAAAAGGTGAACAGTGAATAGTTTGGTGAACAGTTCATAAATAACTGTTCACCCTATAATATACTGATATAAAAGATATTTATGACAGGGTGAACAGTGGTGAACAGTTATTCCATAAGTTTAATTTTTGCTATCGTCATTAGTGACCGATACACATGATGGCATCCAGTCTTCTGATTCCTCCGTCAGGGTCACGTTTGAACGCAAACCGTGCTTCGTTTTCCGTTTCATATACTCCCTGCCATATTCCGCCATTGCCCCCGGCATATCTTTACCGAAGCGCGTCAGTGTTACAGGTTTACCAAACCCATGTGCCCTCATATAAGCCAGATAGGCATGATAGAGATACCTGCGTGGGCTGAATGGCACAATTTCAGCATTACCCACTAACAGGCCATCACACATTACCGATGCCATGAGATAACCGCAGAAGTCCACCAGCGAATCCCCCTCTCGCTTTATCGCCAGTGCTTCTTCAGATTTCTGCTGCTCATATAACAGGCGTCTGGCTTCGTCCTGATCAGCAAACCTTGTAAGCAGATGACGAATCACTACCGCCAGCTCACCTTCTATTTTTTCCGCCAGCATCGAATCGCGTTCGTTCTCCGGTACAACTTCCGAAAAATTGAATATCACCCGACGACGTGAGATCCCCCCGCTGCGGTCACTGAATGACATGGCGTTATTGTTAACCGCCAGCACTACTGCCGGAATACGCGTTGAATAGGGGGCTTTGTGTTTCGGGTCAATTGCCACCTTGTCACCGCCTGTAATGGCCTTAATCCCTGCCCCATCACCAGCGTAGCGGGTCATATCCGGCATGATAATCAGCGAAAAGCCAACCACTAACGCACGTTCCCTTGCATCTTCCAGCGCCTTCATGCTTGCTGATACTGTATTAGCCTTACCCGCCAGCATGGTGCAAATCTCCGCCATCACACTTTTACCACTTCCCCCCGGCCCTGTTACCTCAATGAATAACTGCCAGTCGTACCGGTTCGCCAGCACCATGAATAATGCCGCCAGTACGCGATCTGCCTTGCGGTCATTCTCAGCCACCGAACGGCGCAACCACTTCCAGAAATTCGGCGCATGTGTTGCCAGCGTTTCCCCCTCTGCTGGTGGGCTGAAAGGTAATTCACTGGCAATTAACAACCAGTCGTTTTTGTTATGCTCCCGAAAGTTACCAGTTCTGGTATCAAATACCCCGTTACTGAATCCAATCAGGTTACGGGCTGTATTCCCCATTACAGGCAAACTTAACTTCATGGTATCTACCGCCGATTTAATAGCGTTCTGCGAATAGCTGATCTCCGCATCAATGAAAATCTGCGCCATAGCACGCTGTAACTCTTTATCCTGAACCGGCTCCCATACAACGCCGTTGTAATGATGAACGGTGTCAGAGTCGGCATTGATTGCCAGTTCGCCGCCGTAATGTGCAAGGAGAACTTCACCGCGCTGGCTGGCCCCCATCTGATTCAACGCCAAAGATGAAGCACGCTCGTCATTTTTGCGCTCAGCCTTCTTCACTGGCAGTTCAATCACCAGACTTTCCCCATGCTCCGCTTCAGCTTTTAGGCCGACAAGGCGCGGAGTCCAGTCTTCAGGCTCTCGATCAACAAAGCTACGGTAACAACGTGCTTCCTTTACGCCTGCAATAGCAAGTAATGTCGCAACCTTCGTCAGACTTTTCTCTGCAATCTTTCCGGCACGATAAACACGCACATAATGACGGCCTTCATCGATAATTTGCATATCATCCAGGTTTTCCAGTTGTTCCGTACCCAGAATGACTGGTGGTGTATCATCTGCTGCAATATGCTTACCTGCCCATTCATTCCATTCTTTTGCATGGCTCCAGGCATCACTGCCAGCAAAAATGATGACTTCCGTCATTTTGTCGCGCGGTTGGTATTTTAAGTTCGGAGCACGTTTCATTTGTTACCTCCGGCAACTAACATTGCCCGAATTTTACGGATATAGCCTGCGGCACGCCTCTGATTATCTGTCTTGCAATTTTTTACCAGAATGAAATCTCTTTCGAACTGCTGACGCGGCATAACACATTCAAAATCATAACCATCACGCAAATAAGAGACACGACGATCATCAACCGAAATAATCTTTACCCGATAGCCATAGCTGTCTTTGAAAATATCCCCAAGGCTGATTTTTGAATGAGTTTGACCGCTGGCAATAAAGCCAGAAAATTTATTTTTCATTTTTTATTCTCCGGTATAGCTCTGGTCGTGTATTTTTATAGCTTCATCCAGCTCTTTGATGACAGGATCAAGTAACGTAATTAACGCTCCAGCTAAATTAGCATCCCGTTCATCGTGTTCCGCATTTGTTGTCCCATCAAGCCAGGTTGATAAGATTTCTCGCATATTTTTGCCACAAACGAGCGCGTTTTCAGCATGTGTCAGCACTTTAAAATAAAGATCATTCATGGCACACCTCCTGACGAATACGGGCGGCGAATATCATCACGTAGCCAGTTGGGAATTGCTGGCGGGCTTCCTGTTCGCTGGCGGCCTCGATGTGTATTACGCGTGGTTGTGCGGTGCTCAGGGCGATAAAACGCCAGATGAAATTGTTTTCGCATTTCTGAATAAACAGCGTGTTTTCTTCACGCCCTTTCCAGAAAGCCGCAGTATAGCCCATCTCCTTAACCATCTTGCGGGCATCAACCAGCGTGTCAGCGGCAACATGTACCGTAGTTGCTCCATCTGCCATGCGGTCGTGGTGTAGTGCCAGAAAGGTGTATATAAATTTAGGGTGAGTTTGGGTATGCTGTGTTCCAGCCATAATCGTTACCTCGTTTAACGGTTTGGTTAGAAGCCCGGTTAGTGTTCGCGCACTGCCGGGTTTCGTCGTTTTTATGAATCGATCATTGTGAGATACATAGCGACCATGATGTGAGATATACATTATAATGTGGTGATATACATTGCAAGTGTTTTTATATCTCACTTTTGTGTATAGTGATATACACATAACAAATTGGTGATTAACTATGTCTGTATACAAAAATGCAAAATCGCAAATGACAACGATCAGGGTTCCCCACGATGTTATGGAGGGCATGGAATCCGTAAAACTGGACGGCGAAAGCAACGCCGGATTCATAGTAACCGCCATGCGCGGTGAGATCGCCCGCCGCCAGGCAGAAGGAAGCGGAGAAAATCCCCTCGTGTCTTCACTGGATGCCTTAGCTAAGGTCGAACAAATCGGCATCAAGGCAGCGGAGGAAATCGGGCAACTCGTAGCCGTCGCTCGTGAAGAACTCCAGCGGCGTAAAGCCAAAGAATCTGAATAATTACTATCAGCGCCGTGATGTGAGTAACTACGGCGCATTGCTATGTAAATACTGGCAATAAACAGAAAAGGTAGTTCTACTCCGAATAATTTTATCTGACACTACTCCTGAACTAACATGCGCTTATCTTACAGGATATAAATATAGATCCATAAAATCACGATTAAATAAAGCCGCTCCAAACATAAACCACACCCAACGCTTAACAAGATAGCAACAAACAGATAAATAACTTGCAGAAATATTTATCGCAAGGATTATCATTATTAATTACAAATCACTTTACCAAGTCATTCCCCTCTCTTATCATAAAGAGAAAGTAATAAATAAGTTAAGGGAGTTAGAATACTATGAATCTAAAAAAAATAGCCACAAACATAAAAAACAAGATAATAGAAACATTCAATAAACTTATATTAGAGGCATCTAAAACCCCCACACAAGATGAAATTAAAATACTTGAGAGAAGAAGTAAAAAGTTTAATTACTCCTTTTTCTCATACGCAGTCACAGGAGCCATAATGGTTTTTTGCTCTCAACCATTAATAAAATACGCAAACCCAATGCTTATTTTATTGAGTGGTCTGTTACTGTCTATCATCATTATCCTTCTCAGAATGATTTATATTTCACAAGCGAATGCATCATGGACAACCAAAAAACGTTCACATGTACTAGTTCATTTTCTTTCTGCATGTTTCATAGCGTCAACATTGACGTTGTTATATCAGGCTTACGATAATAACATCACACACAAATTGTACTGTAAAAATATACAACAACTTATTGAAAAAAGGATAGAAACAGAAAAAAATATCAGCATATTCAGTGGGATGCAATGCACCCCGGCATATGATTACTCTTTATTTGGATTTAATCTCTTATAAAGAATGTTATTACTGATTTGAGTGCAAATTCTCAAATCAGTAATTCATAATATTTTATTCTGAGATAATTTAAACTACCCACTCACCTCGAATCCATGCCTGCACTTCTGAAAGACGATATGCAACAGCAGTGGAGCCAATCTTGATCCGCTTAGGAAATTTCCCTTCCTTCTCCAGCTTCCAGCGTGTGCTGTTCGCAAGAGTGGTTAGCTCCCGACATTCTTTCTCACGGATCATACGATCGATGTTAGGAATGTACTCCAAACCCTTTTTATCAACAATCGCCATTTTTTTCATGTTAACCAGCCTTTTGTTTGAGGATTATCACTTTTGAATCAGCACCTGCGATGCTATTGAGATATGTAGTCCAGAGTTCCAGAGCATCCAGTTTTTTAGCCATAAACTTACTCCGGTTGTAAACACCTGCCACGCCAGGTAGCGCATGGCCTAACAGTTGTTCTACTACATAAAATTCAACACCGAGATCACTTAGATGAGTAGATAGCGTTCTTCTAAGGTCGTGTAGTGACCATTGTTTTTCATGGCCCAAACGTTTACCGATTTTCCCCCCAATCTTGCTTACGCTTTCTCTAATTCGCAGACTTCCCAGCACATAACCAGTATGTTTTGTCTCTTCGTGAACATCCGTTACCCACTGTCGTAGAATTTCAGGTACTGGTCTGACGATTTCAACACCAGTTTTTGAGTGATCTTTTGGTACCGTCCAAACCCAACTTTCGAGATCCCATTCGCTCCATTCAGATAATCGGGCTTCACTCATTCGACATCCAAATACTGTACAAAGCACAAACATTTTTCGCGTGTATTCAGACATTAGTTTTAAATCAGGCTCGACAAAAATTGCCTTCCAGAGCTGGCCCAGTTCGGCTTCATCCAGAACCCGATCCCGCTTACCTGCAATCTGCCCCACATCACTCATGCGCAAATCCTTTAAAGCATCACATGTCGCGTACTGGCGTACCCGACAAAAACGAAGAGCTAATTTAGTGTCAGAAAAAACATACGCCGCCATAACTGGTGCATTACGTTTAATTCGGTCAAAACAGTCCAGCCATTCATATAGGTGAGTGTCATTTACAGGCAAATGACCGATATAGGGAAAGATATGCTTTCGAAATCTGCCAAGCGTTACAGCATGAGTTTTACGACGCACCTTACAGTAATTTTCATACCAGTAATTTAGTGCATCCTCCACTGTGACCGGCTTTAAGCGTTCTTCAGCCTGAATCTTAATCTGGATACGCGGATCACGTTTGTCAGCCAACCAACCACGGCACTCGTCGCGCTTTTCCCTTGCCTGTTTGAGTGACATATCAGGATATTTACCCAACGTTAGCCAGACCGGAGCAGCCCGGCCACCTGCTAACCTGTAGAAGAAAACAAAGCTCACAGCCCCCTTGGTACTCACACGAATAGAAAGCCCCTTTCCATCAGCAATGGTGATCTGCTTTTCTCTGGGTTTCCCCAGATATCCTTTAAGCGCTTTGTCGCTCAGTTTGTTCTCGCCAGCCATTTTTAGCCCCAAAAAGCAATACAAGCTGCAATACAGAGATGATTGCAACACACAGATAACGAGGAAAATTCAGTGAAAGCGCCAGATAAACTTATTCTTTATTATCAAAAGATTAAGTGTAAAAACCAGCAACTACACGAAAGCCTCAGAAAGCCATGCTAAGTGCTTCGGCTTGACATATCCCGGCGTAAATTCAGAGGTGGAGCCGCCACGGGAACGGATAACCTCACCGGAAACAATCGGCGAAACGTACAGCGCCATGTTTACAAGTCCCGGAATTTGTGAGAGATAGACTTTCTCCGTAGTGAAGGGATAGCTCTCACGGAAAAAGAGACGCAGAAACAGCGGATCAAACTTAAATTTCTGCTCATTTGCCGCCAGCAGCTGGGCGGTTGTGTACATCGACATAAAAAAATCCCGTAAAAAAAGCCGCACAGGCGGCCTTTAGTGATGAAGGGTCAGGTTAAACGATGCTGATTGCCGTTCCGGCAAACGCGGTCCGTTTTTTCGTCTCGTCGCTGGCAGCCTCCGGCCAGAGCACATCCTCATAACGGAACGTGCCGGACTTGTAGAACGTCAGTGTGGTGCTGGTCTGGTCAGCAGCAACCGCCAGAATGCCAACGGCAGCACCGTCGGTGGTGCCATCCCAAGCAACCAGCTTACGGGTGGAGGTGTCCAGCATCAGCGGGGTCATTGCAGGCGCTTTCGCACTCAATCCGCCGGGCGCGGTTGCGGTATGAGCCGGGTCACTGTTGCCCAGCGGCTGGTAATGGGTAAAGGTTTCTTTGCTCGTCATAAACATCCCTTACACTGGTGTGTTCAGCAAATCGTTAACGGCATCAGATGCCGGGTTACCTGCCGCCAGCGGTGTCGGTGCCCCCTGCATCAGACGATCCAGCGCAGTGTCACTGCGCGCCTGTGCACTCTGTGGTGCTGCGGCCAGAATGCGGCGGGCCGTTTCCACGGTCATACCGGGGGTTTCTGCCAGCACGCGGGCCTGTTCTTCGCGTCCGTGAGCCTCCTCACAATTGAGGATCCCCATAATGCGGCTGTTTTCTGCCGCAACCGCTGCGGTGATCTGTGCGTTCACGTCCGGCTGCGCCGCGCTGGCGTTCTCGCCCTCTGTCGCTGACACCACGTCAGTAACGTCAGCCTGCAAAGCAGTGGCTGAAACAGTTGTTGATTGAGTCTCTTTGGTCATTCGCCCTCCTGAGAGACGGGATTTACGTGCATCCAGTGCCTCACGCATAACGGTGATCGCATCGGTGCTGTTGACAAGTTCATCAGCCAGTCCGGCATCAATGGCCTCCTGACCGCTGTACACTGCAGCCTCGGTATCCAGCACAGCCTGCACGGACAGGCCGGTATATGCCGACACCTTCTGCGCAAACATCCGGCGGGTTGCATCCATCCGGGACTGCAGTGTCTCCCGGACGTCATCCGGAAGATGGCTGTAGGGGTTGCCATCCACCTTATGGCTGCCGCTGTAAATCAGCGTGATTTCCACGCCCTGTTTCTCCAGCGCAGCACCGTTTGCCATCCACCTTATGGCTGCCGCTGTAAATCAGCGTGATTTCCACGCCCTGTTTCTCCAGCGCAGCACCGTAATTACTGTGAGCCATCATGACGCCGATGGAGCCTGTCCGGGCGGTCTGCGTGACCAGACGCCGGGAGGCGGCACTGGCAAGCAACTGACCTGCACTGCAGTTCATGTCGTTGGCAAGCGTCCATACCGGTTTTATGTCACGCACACGGGCGATGATGTCAGCGCAGTCAAATGCCCCCGCCACCATCCCGCCGGGCGTGTCCATATCGAGCAGAATGCCGTCCACCATCGGATCGCTGGCAGCCTGTTGCAGACGGGCGATAATGCCGTTGTAACCGGTCATCCCCGAGTACGGCTGCAGCGCCCGCGTCCGGCTGACCAGCGTGCCGGACACCGGCAGCACGGCGATGCCGTTCATGACCTGATAACTGCGGGCCTGTCGTGGTCCGTCATCATCACCGGATAATGCCAGCGTCGCGAGTGCCTCCTGGGCAGTCAGGCTGTCGCCGGACACCGCATCCGTCAGGCGGCTGATCCCAAGCTGGCCTGCAAGCGCACAAAAGAAAACCCGCGCATAGGCGGGTTCAAGCATCAGCGGCTCATTAAAGGCCATACTGGCAATATGCGGGAGATTACGCAGCTCTGCTGTCACTCTTCTCCTCCTCTGTTGATTGTCGCAGCCCGGATTCAAATGCCGCAGCCGCCCAGGCGGGCGGTTTAAGACCAGCCGCGCGGCGCTCCATCGTTTCACGGACCTGCTGGGCAAAAATTTCCTGATAGTCGTCGCCGCGTTTTGCGCACTCTTTCTCGTAGGTGCTCAGTCCGGCTTCTATCAGCATCACCGCTTCCTGAACTTCTTTCAGACCATCGATGGCCATACGACCTGAGCCTATCCAGTCGCAGTTCCCCCAGGCACTGCGGGCTTCCTGAAAGCTGAAACGCGCTTTTGAAGGTAACGTCACCACGCGGCGAACGATGGCCTCTTCCAGCCAGCACAGAAACATCTGGCTCGCCTGACGGGATGCGACGAATTTTCGCCGCCCCATAAAGTGCGCCCACGACTCGTTCGCGCTGGCCCGTGCCGTGGAGTAGCTCATCTGGGCGTAATTCCGGGAAAGCTGCTCATACGAGACACCCAGTCCGGCAGCGATATACCGCAGCAGTGACTGCTCAAACACGGAGTAGCCGTTATCCGTGTCCTGAGCCGTCTGCAGGTTCAGTGAGTCACCCGGCATCAGGTGCGGCACTTTTGCGCCTCCCAGACGGACCGGTGCTGCGGCGTAATACGCGGCAATTTCACCAATCCAGCCCGTCAGCCTTTCCCGCTGCTCCTGACTGTTCGCGCCCAGAATAAAATCCATCGCTGACTGCGTATCCAGCTCACTCTCGATGGTGGCGGCATACATCGCCTTCACAATGGCGCTCTGCAGCTGCGTGTTCTGTAACGTGTCGAGCATCTTCATCTGCTCCATCACGCTGTAAAACACATTTGCACCGCGGGTCTGCCCGTCCTCCACGGGTTCAAAAACGTGAATGAACGAGGCGCGCCCGCCGGGTAACTCACGGGGTATCCATGTCCATTTCTGCGGCATCCAGCCAGGATACCCGTCCTCGCTGACGTAATATCCCAGCGCCGCACCGCTGTCATTAATCTGCACACCGGCACGGCAGTTCCGGCTGTCGCCGGTATTGTTCGGGTTGCTGATGCGCTTCGGGCTGACCATCCGGAACTGTGTCCGGAACAGCCGCGACGAACTGGTATCCCAGGTGGCCTGAACGAACAGTTCACCGTTAAAGGCGTGCATGGCCACACCTTCCCGAATCATCATGGTAAACGTGCGTTTTCGCTCAACGTCAATGCAGCAGCAGTCATCCTCGGCAAACTCTTTCCATGCCGCTTCAACCTCGCGGGAAAAGGCACGGGCTTCTTCCTCCCCGATGCCCAGATAGCGCCAGCTTGGGCGATGACTGAGCCGGAAAAAAGACCCGACGATATGATCCTGATGCAGCTGGATGGCGTTGGCGGCATAGCCGTTATTGCGTACCAGATCGTCTGCGCGGGCATTGCCACGGGTAAAGTTGGGCAACAGGGCTGCATCCACACTTTCACTCGGTGGGTTCCACGACCGCAACTGCCCTCCAAATCCGCTGCCACCGCCGTGATAACCGGCATATTCGCGCAGCGATGTCATGCCGTCCGGCCCCAGAAGGGTGGGAATGGTGGGCGTTTTCATACATAAAATCCTGCAGGTCCCCTGCGTCGCTGTGTCATGCCGGTCTGCACTTCCAGCTCTGCAATATATTTTTTCAGGTCAGACACGGAAGTGGCCGTAAACTCCACCCTTCGTCCGTCTTTCTGTACTGTTGCCACCCGTTTACCTGTCATCAGGTCATGCAGTGCCGCACGGGCAGCGGCAAGTTCTTCCTGTCGCGTCATTCATCCTCTCCGGATAAGGCACGGGCGTAATCTGCCAGTGTTTTCTTGTTGGTTGCTGCACCATCCTCTTCCTGCAGGCTCGCCAGCAGCGCACTGAGATCCAGCTGCCAGCGGGAAATACTGATGCGCAGCGCCGCCAGCGCATAAACGAAGCAGTCGAGTGCCTCATTGCGTCGCTTTTTGCTGTCCCACAGTATTTTTTTCCTGCCATCCACCCATTTTTCGACCTGCTCTTCAGCAGTCAGCTGCTGCGCTTCGGTCAGATCAAAAATATCCGGGTTATTCGGGAAGTGAACGGCACCGGGAAGCGGTTCATCCCCTTCCGGCGTCAGTGTGAAGCGGTTATAAATCTGCTCTTTCGCGGTATCCGTACCGATTTCGGTAAGGTAAACCCCGTTTTTGTTTCGCTTACGTGGCATGCTGGCCACCGGCTTTCCGTAGACGGATGCACCTTTAATGGGGATCACCCGGAACAGCCCATGTTTTTTCGAGCGTTCATACACAATGGTCGGGTCAATCCCGCCAGTATCCCAGCAGATACGGGATATCGACATTTCTGCACCATTCCGGCGGGTATAGGTTTTATTGATGGCCTCATCCACACGCAGCAGCGTCTGTTCATCGTCGTGGCGGCCCATAATAATCTGCCGGTCAATCAGCCAGCTTTCCTCACCCGGCCCCCATCCCCATACGCGCATTTCGTAGCGGTCCAGCTGGGAGTCGATACCGGCGGTCAGGTAAGCCACACGGTCAGGAACGGGCGCTGAATAATGCTCTTTCCGCTCTGCCATCACTTCAGCATCCGGACGTTCGCCAATTTTCGCCTCCCACGTCTCACCGAGCGTGGTGTTTACGAAGGTTTTACGTTTTCCCGTATCCCCTTTCGTTTTCATCCAGTCTTTGACAATCTGCACCCAGGTGGTGAACGGGCTGTACGCTGTCCAGATGTGAAAGGTCACACTGTCAGGTGGCTCAATCTCTTCACCGGATGACGAAAACCAGAGAATGCCATCACGGGTCCAGATCCCGGTCTTTTCGCAGATATAACGGGCATCAGTAAAGTCCAGCTCCTGCTGGCGGATGACGCAGGCATTATGCTCGCAGAGATAAAACACGTTGGAGGGGTCATCCGGCGTCCATTTGAGGCCAAACGGCGTCTCTTTGTCGCCAAATTTAAGATACTGCTCCTCCCCGCAATGCGGGCAGGCAACATGAAAACGCATAAAATGCGGGGATTCACTGGCTGCACGCTCAATCTGACAGGTGCCTCTCACTTTTGGCGTGGAGCCACGGATGGACTTTGGCCAGACCGAGCCTTCAATACGCTTATCGCCCAGGAACGTCGGAGAGCCTTCCTGTTCAATATCCTCATCAAAGGCAGCAAGTTCATCATAACCCGCCACATCCACTGACTTTTCACGGTAGTTTTTTGCCGCTTTACCGCCCAGGCACCAGAAGCCACGACCATTGGTGAAACGCTTCATGGTGAGCGTGTTATCCCGGTGCTTTTTGCCATACCACGGGGCCAGCGCCAGCAGCGAAGGAATATCACGGATGGTCGGCTCAACGTGAGTTTTCATAAAGTTCTCGGCATCACCATCCGTCGGCAACCAGATAAGGGTGTTGCGCTGCTTATGCTCTATGAAGTAGGCATAAACACCCAGCAGCATTTTGGAATAACCAACACGGGCAGACTTCACCACATTCACCTCGCGGATGTAGTCACTGCCCATCGCATTCATGATGGCCCGCTGAAAGGGCAGTGTTTCCCAGCGCCCTTCCTGGTATGCGGATTCTTTTGGGAGATAGTAATTAGCATCCGCCCATTCAACGGCGGTCTGTGGCTCCGGCCTGAACAGTGAGCGAAGCCCGGCGCGGACAAAATGCCGCAGCCTGTTAACCTGACTGTTCGATATATTCACTCAGCAACCCCGGTATCAGTTCATCCAGCGCGGCTGCTTTGTTCATGGCTTTGATGATATCCCGTTTCAGGAAATCAACATGTCGGTTTTCCAGTTCCGGAAAACGCCGCTGCACCGACAGGGGGATCCCGTCGAGAATACTGGCAATTTCACCTGCGATCCGCGACAACACGAAAGTACAGAATGCGGTTTCCACCACTTCAGCGGAGTCTCTGGCATTCTTCAGTTCCTGTGCGTCGGCCTGCGCACGCGTAAGTCGATGGCGTTCGTACTCAATAGTCCCTGGCTGGAGATCTGCCTCGCTGGACTGCCGCAGTTCTTCAACCTCCCGGCGCAGCTTTTCGTTCTCAATTTCAGCATCCCTTTCGGCATACCATTTTATAACGGCGGCAGAGTCATAAAGCACCTCATTACCCTTGCCACCGCCTCGCAGAACGGGCATTCCCTGTTCCTGCCAGTTCTGAATGGTACGGATACTCGCACCGAAAATGTCAGCCAGCTGCTTTTTGTTGACTTCCATTGTTCATTCCACGGCCAAAAACAGAGAAAGGAAACGACAAAGGCCCAAAAGTTCGTTTTCAGCACCTGTCGTTTCCTTTCTTTTCAGGGGGTATTTTAAATAAAAACATTAAGTTACGACGAAGAAGAACGGAAACGCCTTAAACCGGAAAATTTTCATAAATAGCGAAAACCCGCGAGGTCGCCGCCCCGTAACCTGTCGGATCGCCGGAAAGGACCCGTTGGCCGTTCTGGTCTACTTCGTAATGGGATTTAATAGCTGAACGACAAAAGTCTTGCGACCACAGTCACACAGACCTGAATACACGTCCTGTTTCTTCCACCCCCGCACAGGACTGGCGAGCATGAGGGACACCCCCGCGAACCATAAACGCGGTAAAAACCCGGTGTGCATCGTTTTTGATTATTCCCGCACACTCACGCAGAAGGAATTCCCCGTCGGGCTACGGTCATGGTTAATGCGGGAATACGGCGACGATACAGCGCAGCTAAAAGGGTAATGGACAGATAGAGCGGTTTATTTCATTCCACAGGATTCTGAGTGCCCCCCCCCTCCTCCAATAGGCTGAGCATCCACCTATATAGTTTTAATTTTCATCAATCCATTTAACTATCGTTTAATTGTTGTCACATAGGATTCTGCCGTTTTTAACAATGCAGGATAATAAGATGAAAAAAATGTTGTTTTCTGCCGCTCTGGCAATGCTTATTACAGGATGTGCTCAACAGACGTTTACTGTTGGAAACAAACCGACAGCAGTAACACCAAAGGAAACCATCACCCATCATTTCTTCGTTTCGGGAATTGGACAGGAGAAAACTGTTGATGCAGCCAAAATTTGTGGCGGCGCAGAAAATGTTGTTAAAACAGAAACCCAGCAAACATTCGTAAATGGATTTCTCGGTTTTATTACTTTAGGCATTTATACTCCGCTGGAAGCGCGTGTGTATTGCTCACAATAATTGCATGAGTTGCCCATCGATATGGGCAGCTCTATCTGCACTGCTCATTAATATACTTCTGGGTTCCTTCCAGTTGTTTTTGCATAGTGATCAGCCTCTCTCTGAGGGTGAAATAATCCCGTTCAGCGGTGTCTGCCAGTCGGGGGGAGGCTGCATTATCCACGCCGGAGGCGGTGGTGGCTTCACGCACTGACTGACAGACTGCTTTGATGTGCAACCGACGACGACCAGCGGCAACATCATCACGCAGAGCATCATTTTCAGCTTTCGCATTAGCTAACTCCTTCGTGTATTTTTCATCCAGTGCAGCAACATCACGCTGGCGCATCTGCATGTCAGTAATTGCCGCGTTCGCCAGCTTCAGTTCTCTGGCATTTTTGTCGCGCTGGGCTTTGTAGGTAATGGCGTTATCACGGTAATGATTAACAGCCCATGACAGGCAGACGATGATGCAGATAACCAGAGCGGAGATAATCGCGGTTACTCTGTTCATTGCTGACCCCACAAACAGATTTCACGCTCAATCTCACGACGAGTCATGAGACCTTTCCATTGCTTACCGCCAGCATATGTCCAGCGACGTAGCTGATCACATGCGCCTTTGATATCGCCCTGGTTTATTTTGCGAAGAAGCGTCGATGTTCTGAAATTGCCAGCGCCCACGTTGTAAACGAACGAGTAAAGAGCGCCGCGCGTTGTTTCCGGTATATCAACTTTTATGTACGGGTTAATTTGTCTGGCGACCGTGGCAAGGTCTTTATTCAGGAGGGCTTTGCATTCTGCTTTGGTATACGTTTTACCGAGCATGATGTCTTTTCCTGTATGCCCGTGACATACAGTCCATACACCAACAATATCTTTGTATGGTATGTAGCTGACACCCTCCAGACCATCGTTACCACTTGAGCCAGTGATTAACACTGATGCTATAGCAATTGCTCCGCCACCAATAGCAGCAGCAACGGCTTTTCGTAATGATGGAGGCATTATTCACCTCTCGCAGCCTTGCGCTTATCTTCTTTAATCTTGAAATAAAGGTTTGTCAGGTACGTCAGCAAGCCAAATACCAAGCTACCCAGCACACCTATTGCTGCCCACTGTGAGGGCGTGACTTTATCGAGCAGCTGTAAAAACCAGTAGCCAGCACTGCCTGCGGAGGTGCCGTAGGCAATGCCCGTTGTTAACTTATCCATGGATTTCATAGCCTCACCTCCGCAAATAACGGATGGTGTACACGGTTCGGAACGAAGAGGAAAGGTATAGAAGTTACATTAGCGTAAGGCTTGAACATCTATTCAAAAAGAAAAACGCCAGCGATTATTCTGGCGTAGCTGAAAGCATCATACAATTATTAAATACGAAAATTACAAAATCATTAAAACGCATCACGTTACATCATGTCTTTTTCTAAAAAAAGTCTTGATGAATATTGATGGGGAGGAACACCAAAATATCTTCTGAAAACACTTACAAAATATGACGTGTTTTCATAACCGCATATCTCAGCAACTTTTCCAACAGAATATAAATTGTAGCTTAATAACCTTTCCGCCATCACCATTCGCTCTTCAAGAATTAACTTACTAAATGATAAGCCTTCGTGCTTTAATTTTCTTTTTAACAGACTTTCACTCAGATACAGTCTTGAAGATATATCACAAAGTCTCCATGCTGCAGATATATCCGTGTGAATAATAGCCTTAACTTTACTTCCTAAACTATTAAGACATCCAAATAAAAAACTTTGCACTATTTTCTCTGAAGATAAGATAGCAAGACATGCAAGTGATATTTGATTTCTAACAAAATCCACAGTTCTGCCATCACAATTCAAGCATGCAATCAAGTTCTTTAACAATGAAAAATCTTCACATTCCACCATCAAGTATGCCGGATAAAACCTTCTTACAGAAAAAGGTGAGAGTGTGTTGCTTTTAAAGAAATCATTAACTGTTTTCTCTTCAACATCTACGATCATTACATGATCTATATTTGATGAAAAAAAATCTTTTAAATTGTAATCAATGAGAACAGCACTTCCTTTTTTAAACAAAATATCTTCTTTACCAATTCGGACATCAAACGAGTTCAACACCAAAATGATAGAACATATGTATGGCATATTATCCACCTGATATCATTGGGGTTACACCAGGTAAGTATAGGTGGAAAATCAATATTCGCCAGTTCAACAATAAGGAAAATCTCATTGCATCACAAGTATAAAATTATGTATTTAACTCACAAAGACAAATTATTAAACCAATCTGTTATATTATATATAGCTGCGTGGAATCATAATATTATATATTTTGACTGGCATGTTTACCAACTTTAAGTTGCATCTCAATGGTTTCTTCAGCGTAAACAGAGTTTTTATACAAACTGACACTCTGGGTATCATAGTGTAGTTTTTACGATTGTAAATATCTTGCATGCAGGAACTCATCCTTTTGGATGATATCGCATACAATTAATTTACCATCAGTCTTAGAGCCAGTTCGTCCGGATAGGGAGCGAAGTAATTCTGTGTAAGCAAGTAATCATTAGGATACTCACCCAGATAATGCTTCAGCAGAGTCAACGGCGCAAGAAGAGGTAATGTGCCAGAACGATAGTTAAGTATAACCTCGCTCAACTCTTTACGCTGGCGTGTACTTAAGTAGTTACTAAAATACCCCTGTATATGCATCAGCACATTCGTGTGATTTTTACGTGATGCAGGTTTTCTGAGAATCGCCATCAGCTTATCACGATACACCTCAAAGTATGATTCAAGGTCCGCCCACTCGTGTATTGCAGCCACAAATGGTCCCATATCTTTATAGCCTGCCTGACTATGCGCCAACAACTGAAGCTTATAACGACTATGAAAAGCTAATAACTCTCTTCTTGATAATTTCTCCTTGTAAAGGTGATTGAGCTCATGCAAAGCAAAAACTCTTTCAACAAAATTCTCACGAAGCACTGGATCATGTAATCGCCCATCCTCTTCAACCGGTAGCCAGGAAAACTTTTCCATCAAAGTGCTCGTAAATAGTCCCACTCCATCTTTACGACCTCGATTACCATTTTCATCATAGACACGCACGCGCTCCATGCCACAGCTGGGAGATTTAGCACAAACCACAAACCCCGATACATCCTTTAATTTGTCCATATAAGAACGACTAAACTCTGTCATTCTCTCTGTCACATCCTCATTCTGGTCGTGGCTGAAACACATCCGTATATTTCCTTGCGTCGAGCGCACAAGACGTAGAGCAGGACGCGGAACTGGCAGCCCTATAGCCATTTCCGGACATACTGGTCTGAATGTTACCCATTCCACTAATTTGTCCATTAAAAAGTCAGCTCTTTTGTGACCACCATCAAAACGAACAGCAGAGCCGGCCAAACAACCGCTGATTCCAATCACAGGTTTTTTTATCATATTCTCCCCCTTGACTAATTCATTAACACATAAACTGTGTAGTGCACGGAATAAATTGCCTTTCTGGCGTCATCACTGACAATTTTTCTGTTATAGACTATTCCTAATATAGTATGAAAGTTCTTTAAGTGATCGGTCGTAATCATCTATCTTTCATACTTACTCTCAACTATCAAAAGTACAGGATTTATTATGAAGTTATGGCCTGTGTTGACTGGCATTGCACTCTCTTTCACTCTTATAGCATGTAAGGCCCCGACACCACCTAAAGGTGTGCAGCCGATTACAAATTTTGACGCCAACCGCTACCTCGGAAAATGGTATGAAATAGCTCGCCTCGAGAACCGGTTCGAACGTGGTCTGGAACAGGTCAGCGCTACCTATGGAAAACGGAACGACGGAGGGATTCGTGTACTTAACCGTGGATACGATCCAACGAAAAATAAATGGAGCGAGAGCGAAGGTAAAGCATACTTTACTGGAGATACTAAAACTGCAGCGTTGAAGGTTTCGTTTTTTGGCCCCTTCTATGGTGGCTATAATGTAATCAAACTGGATGATGAGTATAAGTATGCTCTTGTCAGTGGTCCGAACAGAGAATACCTATGGATTCTGGCAAGGACCCCAACTATTCCAGATAAAGTAAAAGCAGACTATGTGCGAACCGCTCAAAAGTTGGGATTCAATGTCAATGAATTATTATGGGTTAAACAATAAAATCCCTACCCGAAATAATACTTATTAGAAAAAAACCAGCCTTTGGGGAGGCTGGCTAAATCAGGAAACAAGCTGTTATATGATAATAACTACGTTGCGATTCCAACATTTAAAATGTTAGACTAATGAGAATCAGACAGCAACTTTTCCTTTAATTATTTCGAACAATCAGCATCCATCTCCAATCGGAGATCCAACACCATCAGCATACCCTCCACTACGCCCTCAGCTTTCTGGAGCATCCTGCCAACCCAACAATCAGATCGCCCATGCTTACGTGCAAGCGCCATAAAAGTCATGCCGCCGACATAATAGTCCACCAATAAATCATGCAAATCGCTGTTGTTCTTTTTCAGACGGGCCATGCACCCGCAAATGATCATCGCGTCATCGTCACAACATTGCGGGCGAGATTTTACTTTTGAAGGAATTAATCCCTTAAAACCGGCGGCAATGGACGACCAGGTCACATCTTCATGATTATTAGCCGCCCACGCTCCCCAACGCTCAAGAACCATCTGAATATCACGCATCAACTTACTCCACAAAACTCAGACCAGAACGCCAATTACAAGCAAAAATCAACAAAACAGTATTAGTTGATTGTTATCTCTGACTTCATACTCCTGCTCCTGTCAGTGTTTTGGCGTAATTCTTCAGTATTCGGTAATCGGTCAAAACAGAGCCGGGGAAACGATATAAGCGCAGACGCCCCCAGCGGTGGCGAAGAAGTTCTGCCATATTAAACTCAAACATCATTCATTCCCCATTTCGGTGATGGTCAGTTCCAGCCTCCCACCTTTGGTAACAGGCATCTTCACAACGCGGTAATCAACGACCTGAGCATCATCCAGCCAGAAACCTGCTTTAGTGAGTGCGTCAAAAGCGGCTTTTTGCAGATTATCCAGGTCACGGCTACGGCAATCCGGCATGTGGCACTCAATGCGGATTTTCACAGGCATAGCCAGGCCGATATCCAGCATTGCGTTTTTAATGATTCGGGCGACGTTATCGCGGTATGCCTGCCCCTCTGCACTGACGTGCGTGCGCCCGCGATTATGGCGGTAATAGCGATTATTGCTCGGAGGCCAGGGTAATGTGATACTGTAGGTATTCACGCCTTAATAACCCCCTCTTTCAGCCAGATAACCTGTGTTCTCGCCATACCTTCCAGCGCGCATTCTTTTGCATATGCAGCATCGACAAAATGTGTGCGGCGGTCGATTTCGTCGTGGCAGGCAGAACATGCAATGGTGGCAATCAGGTCTGGCGGTTTGATACCGGTACCGCACAATCCAGCCAGCCGGATATGTGCCAGTACAGACGTTTCAGAATTGCCATTACATACGCCAGGGATTCTTACCTGGCATTCCCGACCACGCGCTGCTTTTCTCAAATCAGCCATGACTCCTCCTTGCTGCCAGTCGCAACCATTTTTTATCAACCAAGCTGGCGGTATATCCGAGCAGTGTTGGTATTTCGGATGGCTTCAGCTCAGGTTTACGCTTACGACGATTTGGTACTCTGTAGATGTGTCCGTTCATGACACGAATAAGCGGTGTAGCCATTACGCCTCCTGCTTGTCGCGGAGCAGCTGGAACTCGCAGCTCTGCGGAATAGTCAGGTGGCAGCCAATATTCACCGCCCAGGCTTCAACCTTACACAGGAAGACATACATCTCTCCGGTATCAAGATCGGAGGTATGGCGTAACGACTGGATAGTGGTGATATCACCGGTTACGACATCAACCAGGTCTTTGGTTTCATAACCGAGATATGTGTGTTTGAGAGCATCTTTTACCCAAGCTGGAGTGGCGAACGTTTTACCCTTGCTGATGAGGTATTCACTGATTTCGCTGTACCACATGTGGCTGAGTGCATTCTGGGAAAGACTGCGTCTCTCGCGCCACGGTTTAAGCACCATGCGAAAGCATTTGCCGTCCTCCAGATAAGGCTGGATCTGCCGACCGATAGCGGTGAAGTTACCGCGATGCAATTTGATACCATCTTGTGGGAGGTTCACGCTTCACCTCCGCAGAGATCAAACGCTGGATGCAAAATATCGCAGGTGCATTTCTGCATCTGAGAATGGAGAAGAGAGGTTGGATTGTATGTGCGCATAAACGTCCCCGTTTAGCGCAGAAGTCACCGGAGGAGTTCAAACTCCGGTGACTTAATTATGGCAAGTTGATTGTTGAAAATCAATTTAGTGGATTTAGGCGCAATACAAAGGATCATTAGCAGCTCTAATACCGCCCTGAATCGCAAGCCCTGTATGGCAATTTGACATTGAGCATGATTGCCATCTGTGCAAGCGACCTCCATTAATCGAAACTTCCAGCAGATCTTTATCTCCTTTCATCCTGACCCCTTCATACAACATATCAAGACGCTCAACAATCAATCCTGTTGGAGGTTCCATTTTTAGAACGAGGGCAAACTCTCCTGGCCCACGTCGTATTGTTATACGCGGGCCGGTACACTCCACATCCCAATTGTCTGATTTAGCTTTCCATTCATTTTCATCTATCAGTAAAGTCTCCTTACCAATAGAATTACAGAAAATTCCTGATAAAAGCATCGGTCCATGTGGTATGGGTGAAGGTTTCACAGAAAGAATGGGTTGTTCATTGACTACAATCAAATTTTGACAGTTATGAAACGTCACTCCTGCAAATTTTACTGTTATAGGCTCATTATGAAAATCAAACATTTCATTTGCAAAACCAGCCTGTAAGCACTTGGGATTTCTGTCAGCTATTTCCACTGTCTGTGCTGAAAGTCTACCACGAGCTCTTTTTTGATTGCATTGGGAGCAAAGAAGTGTCATTCCATTCGGATCATGTACTTTGGCATCAACGAAGTCAGGTTTAAAATGCTCATAATCATAAAATCCAAATCCACAAATTACACAGCCAAAGCCGCACCTTTGCCTTATCTGACGTTTTATTGTCTCAGGTATTCTTCTTGAGAGCCCGTGTTTATTAATATTGTCCATATGGTTAGTACGCTATAAGTTTGTTTCTATAATTTTACCACAATAGATAAGTTTGTATCAGAAATCGCTATATGGAGTGAGCGGAATATTTATATTATTCATGCAATTGCTCTCCCGTACGCAGCCCGCACTTCCGTCATCGCAGAATGACGGAAGCCTTACTAACTAGCGCCTTTATTGAAACAGATTCTGAGGTAAATGCGGCAATACTCGACTCCACTTATCATCCTGCCACGGCTGAAGTTTTACATGTGCCGTTTCTCGGACGAGGATTGCTCGCGCTCTGTTGAGTATCTGGGGATATTCTTGCTCGATGGAAGTGAAGTGACCAGCTTCACCATGCTCCGCATCCTGAAGAAGATGAGTAACGTTCTGGTAGGCAATTAACATCACATTCCCTGCTCGCCATAACCAGGCGAGTGTGCAAAGTTCGTTATCAGTGAATTGTTTTGTGATTGGGGATTGTTGAACTGCTAGAACGAGAACGCCAGCATCCATTGGCAGTCCCTATAGTAAAATCATAGCTCAGGACGCTTCGTTCAGGATAGATAATTTTATTGTACTTACCTAACTTTCTTACTATAGCACGGTTGAAAAAGTGATTATTACTCAAAAATAAACCTCACCATCAACCATATATTTGAGAGTACTTATCGCCTGCTGGGCGGATATTGTTTTCATTAAAGGATAGTGTTTAAAAACAATGCCATTCATAAAATAGATATCACAGGTTTTATTATCTGTATTGATTATGATTTTTTCGAATGTTTTATAGGCAAGTGTACGACATAGCTCTCGCCCATTTTTACTGGTTAAGTCAATAGCATGAAAATCACCAAGTGAGCTCACCGCTTTACTCTTCAAAGTTTTTAATGATACAGAAGCCCTTCGTAATTCCTTATCTAATACTCTGATTTTTTCTGCTATAGCGGTAACTTCAGGCGCAACAGATAATGCAGCAATTAAATTATTAATTTTCATCTGAAGCTCAATAATTTTTAACTCTAAAGTTTCATTAGCATCTTTCTTGTTTTCAACTGGTTGAATTTTGCTACAATTAAAAAGCAATTCATTAATGATATTATAATCAACCAAATCTCTTTTTATTGATGGCCTGTCACATCGATGTAATCTTCTCATCGGACAAACATAATAGCCATGCAAACTTCCAGATACCGCATGAACAATCATGGTATTACCACAAGCCTCACACTTCATAACTGTTCGAAGTAGATTTATTAGCATAGGATTCTTGCTACTATTGCTAATACCAAAAGGTGCCAACCGAATTTCCTGTACAGCGTAAAACAAATCATCTGATATGACTCTGGGATAATAGCCAGCGATTTCACTTATCCCTTTCCCTCTTGCACGATATGAAGGTACGCATATACCTATCAGAGCTTTATTCGCTAATAATTTTTCAATTACAGAAGGTCCCCATGCACTTTCTTTTCCTGAGAAATTCTTTACAGCATGATCATTTAAATACTTGGCTATTGCATTCAATGAGCGCCTTTCCATCCTGAGTTTAAAAATTAGCTCAATAGTTTTCACCCTGTCGGGGTCTGGAACAAAAGCCGTTCTTTTGTCATCCAATGAGAGCCATCTCGGACAAGACGCCGTCATAATCGTACCTGATTCCAGTGCATCCTGCCGTTTTTTCTTCCATGATAATTTAACCCGACTTGACTTTATCTCGCTTTCTTCATTTGCCCTTTGTGCTATAAGTATGGCTTTTATTAATGAATATGGCTCATTCAAAGAGTCAATATTATAGACTGTATTGTCGCAAAGAGTTATAACATCAATACCGTGATTCAAAATCAATTTCAGACGTTCAATCGCTTCACCGACTTTTTCTCTTGAAAGTCTGTCCAGACTTTCAACTAACAATGTAGTTCCTGGCAATATATAACCATGCTCTATAGCATCTAAAAATTCCGAAAAAGCTCCTGATTGTGCATGCTTTCCTTTGAATGCACTTAATCCTAAATCTTCATATGTTATGGTATCAAGATAATAATCACTATTTACCTTTAACCATTCAGCAATAAGTCTTCTCTGTCGGTTTAATGAGTCACCAGACATCTGACCTGGTGATGAAAATCGCATATATGCTATGGCTTTTTTCATGGTGACACCTGCTAACGTATGCTTTTATAAACCTTAGTGGTGGGATATAATTTTTGTTTAATTTTTATTTAAAAAGACAATTAAGGTCACATTATCTTGAATATACAACAATAATCGTATTGCAATTTTCTTACGCCATAATCTTGAAAGCACAAAAGAATACATAAAAAATAAAGACATTAACAAAAAGCATAAAACGAGGCTCATATAAATATAAGAGCCTCCATATTTTAGTCGTTTAGAAACAAATTATTTTAATGTGGTGTGCTTCGTGACAATAAATTAATAACCAACACACCGGCACAAATCAACATCATGCCTATAATGGCTGGCAGGTCCAGCCGTTGGCCGAAAAGTCCCCATGACAGTAAGCTAATCAGGACAATACCGACTCCTGACCAGATAGCATAAGCAATCCCTGTAGGAATATAAGCCAGCGTCTGAGCTAATAACCAGAATGATGCACAATAACAAATAATTGTACCAACAGATGGCCATAACCGTGTAAAACCTTCTGAAAACTTCATTAAGGTTGTACCAATGACCTCTGCAAGTATTGCACCACCAAGATAAATATAAGGGTTCATAGCATATTCTTTCCTGTTCAAACTGGAGAGAATTGTACTACAGTTTGAACTCAACTCACCTGTTTCATCATTGTGTACCCATTGATGTTCTTTTATATACCCTCAATACCCGTTTCATCGCGGCACTCTGGCGACACTCCTTAAAAATCAGATTCGTGCTCACCTTTCCTTCCCGTTCTTCTCTGGTAGCGAACCGGTAATACACCGTTCGCCAGACCTTACCATCAACGACCAGGATTCCTGCCCGCGCCATTTTAGCCGCAGCCTGATTTATGCTGGTTACGGTTGCGCCTGTTACCGCGGCAACGTCCTGCGCACAGAAGTTCTTATGAGTCCCCAGGTAATGAATAATTGCCTCTTTGCCCGTCATACACTTGCTCCTTTAAGCCCAAACTTAGCTTTGATTTCTGCGATCTTCGCCAGAGCCTGTGCACGATTTAGAGGTCTACCGCCCATGACAGGAAGTTGTTTTACTGGTTCAGGTATAGCCTCACCACGGTTAATTCGCGCTGTCATACAGGTCAGTTCATCGGCAGCCTTGCGCCGTAATTCCGCGTCAGTCAGCGCATTGGCTCGCATGTTCTGGTACAGGTTGGTAACCAGCCAGTAGTGCGCGTTCGATTTCCATGGATAAGACTCTGCGTCCGGATACAGGCCACGCTTCCGGCAATACTCGTAAACCATATCAACCAGCTCGCTGGCGTTTGGCAGCCCGGCGGTAATGGATGCTTCTTCCCGGCACCAGGCGACAAACTGCCCGGGTGATGGCAGGAATGGTCGATTCTGCCGACGGGCTACGCGCATTCCTGCGTTAACCTGTTCCATTGTGGTGATCCCGTTTTCCCGGAAAGCCAGCACCCACTGGCGGCGGATTTCGTTCAGTTCGTTCTGGTCCCGGTTAGCCAGGCTCGCCGGGAAAGTTGCTAGTAACTGGCTGAACACACCATTGATGATCTGCGCTACCTGTTGTACCTGCGGCTTTTCGTCGTACTGTTCCGGCATGTTGTTGGCGATCCGACGCATCTGCTCACGGTCAAAGTTAACCATCTGTGCGGCGATGTTTTTCATAGCTCCACCCCGTAAATCCAGTCAGTGTTCGTCAGGTCGAGTTTTGGTTTGCTGGCTATCACGCCTGCCTGTTGCTTGTTACGGTTGATTTCGAGTTGGGTCCACTTATCGCGGAGTTTGGCCGGGCTCAGCACGTTACCGGACCAGAAGTTGTCCTGGCATGCCCAGCGGAACAGCACGCACATGTCGCGGTGGTTACGTCCGTCACGTTCACGCATCAGGCGGATATCGTTAGCCCACCCAGCAAAATTCGGTTTTCTGGCTGATGGTGCGATAGTCTTCACCATGTCAAACATCCACTCTGCGGCGGTCAGGTCTTCTGCTGTCCCCCACTTGCTGCCGCTCTGAATTGCAGCATCCGGTTTCACCACAGGAAGATCGTTTTCTGGCTGGTCAGAGGATTCGCCAGAATTCTCGGACGAAAAAGGTTTTATATTGTCTTTTGTTAGTTTGTCTTTTGTGTTTACCTGATTCGGGTAAACGCCTTTACCTGATTTGGGTAAACTTTTCTTACCTGATTCAGGTAAATTTACCTCTTTCAGGTAAACTTTATTTTTCTTACCTGATTCGGGTAATGTTGACCATTCACTGACCACATTATTAATGCCGATATTCCGCCCGCTCTGAATAAGAATCCCACGCTTTACCAGAACGCTTTTTGCAGCAGAACACTTGTGCGGCAATATCCCGGTCAATTCGGAAAGTTGCTCGTTGCTCACCCAATCCAGTCTTTTATTAAAGCCATATGTTTTGCGCATGACAGCCAGAAAGACCAGAAGCTGGTGCTGTGTTAATCCGGTCAGCATCACAGCTTCCAGCAACTCATTTGCAATGCGCGTATAACCATCATCGAGATCTGCCACGCGCGGCTCCTTTTGTGCCGCATCCGGCACTGGAAAATTGAATATCTCAGCAGTGTTTGCCATAATTCCTCCCGCAATGAGTGTGTTACGATTTGCACCTGAAAGTCGGTTCTGTTCCAGCAGACCGGCTTTCGCCATTTCTGAACCTGTCATATCGCCCCCAGCATGGTAGTAACCATCGCCATCAATGGACCAGCCAGATCTGGGTCCACACGAAACATCGACACAATACCTTCACTAATTTCCTTCAGTTTCTGGTGGCGTGGTGCGTTGAGAATGACAGCCTGTTTTGCCTCACTGAGTTCCTTTTCCATTTCAGCCAACCTAGCCATGAAGCTATCCTGCTCAACCAGGTAACCGCGATATTCCAGCGGTAGTACCGCCAGAATTGCCGGGGTCAGTTCACGCACGTTATTTCGGTATTTTTCAGAATCGAATTTGTTATCGAGGAAGCGGAACAGCTTCTGGCGTGCACGGCTGACATCATCAGGGAAATCGATGGTGCCGCCGCCCTGCTCCCGATACTCATTCACAATGAGTGTGGCAACGACATCCTGATTATCTACAGCCGACCAGGCGCGGACGGCATCACGGATTTTTTCGTGGCCTGGCACCTGTTTTGTTTGAGAACGATTTATCACCGCAGTCGGGCTAAATCCGCTAGTCTGTTGGTATGTAAGTGGTTGCATAATTGACTCCTTTAGTTTGAATTGACTGTTAAGTTGATTGCTTATTGTTAAAGAGCGTGAAATGGAAATTTAAGCTGCGTTCTTTTCGGTGTGTGGAAACAACTTCGGAAGATCCGGGCGAATCTGGTATGCCTTCACTACTCCACCAGTAGCCGTAACAATGCTGCCGACATGTTCAGGGGATACCTTTGCTTTGTTGTGAAGCCACTTATAGACGGCCTGCTGTGAAACTTCGCAAGCAGCGCCCAGTTTCTTTTGTGAACCAACGATATTGATCGCTGTTTTGATAGCTGGGTTCATAACAACCTCCGTGGTTAATTTGAATCAAGATTAAAACTATGGTTGTTTTTAGTCAACAACCATTTTCGTTTGATGGAATAAAACCTTGGTTGTACATTTGGACTATGAAAACAACACTCTCAGAAAGACTTAAAGAAGCCAGATTAGCGCGAGGCCTTACACAAAAGGCGCTTGGGGATTTGGTCGGGGTTAGCCAGGCTGCTATTCAGAAAATCGAAACAGGGAAAGCTAATCAAACAACTAAAATCGTGGAGATCGCGAACGCTTTGGGTGTGCGCGCAGAATGGTTATCTTCTGGCGTTGGAAATATGTCAGACAGTACAGTGCAACCAATACAATCAACTGTCAGCCATTCCAAATACTTCAAGATTGACGTTCTTGATATAGAAGTCAGTGCTGGGCCGGGAGTCATCAACCGTGAGTTTGTAGAAGTTCTACGCTCGGTTGAGTACTCGTTTGACGATGCTCGTCACATGTTCGATGGTAGGAAGGCGGAAAATATCCGCATCATTAACGTGCGTGGTGACAGCATGTCAGGAACGATCGAACCAGGTGATCTGCTGTTCGTTGATATCACAGTTAAATCTTTCGACGGTGATGGTATCTATGCGTTTCTGTACGACGACACAGCCCATGTAAAGCGCCTGCAAATGATGAAGGATAAGCTGCTGGTCATCTCTGATAACAAAAGCTACTCACCGTGGGACCCGATCGAGAAAGACGAGATGAACCGGGTGTTCATCTTCGGTAAGGTTATTGGGAGCATGCCGCAGACATATAGGAAGCATGGGTAGTACCAATTAAAAATTATCAACTGGGCATTGTGCTCATTCAGTAAAGAACTAATTCCTATCTTTGCTCTAGGTAGTAATATTAAGCCACCGCAATAATATCTTTACCTAACGGCGTAAGAATCCCGGTCACCGTGCCGGGTTTTCTTTTGCCCTCCCCTCATCACACACACCGTTAAAAAAACCACCATAACCTCGCTTCAGTTATCGCTATGCGATTCAAGTCACAAAATAAATCCATCCTAAATACAACCAGTTATATCTAAAACAGCCAATAAAACAACTTTTGTTGTTGACGATAAAACAACTATAGTTTTAAATAAGTTCATCGCAACAACACAACGATACGGCAACTACCTGATTCACCGTTGCGATGACCGCTTAGATCCGCAGTTTGAATTTCAGCAGGCTTCGGGGAGTGCGAGGGGTGAAACGGACGCGTGAACGTCGGTGTGACCAGCTGAAATTAACTCAACATTTCATACCTTAGTCGCTTCAACGAGGCGGCTTAGTTATGACAACCGGCGGCCATCCACCGCCTGAATACGCGCAGAAGTCTCTATATGTTCAGCAGCCCAGCTTACGGGCAGGAGTTTTTATGGTTCATCAACATTATGGAACGCAGACCGTTAATCGAGGTGCGGTCATGCCAGGAATGCTGGTCAAACACAAAGATGGTACCTGGACTGCATCAGCTAATTTACGCGGACGGCTTTATCTGCATCGCGGCATCGAGCGCACTTATACCCGTGATTTGCTCGTGGAAGTTTTTCTCGACGGACGCGGTAACGGCCTGAATCACTAATCCCCTTTCCTGTTTTCCTAATCAGCCTGGCATTTCGCGGGCGATATTTTCACAGCCATTTTCAGGAGGTCAGCCATGAACGCTTATTACATTCAGGATCGTCTTGAGGCTCAGAGCTGGGCGCGTCACTACCAGCAGATCGCCCGTGAAGAGAAAGAGGCAGAACTGGCAGACGACATGGAAAAAGGCCTGCCCCAGCACCTGTTTGAATCGCTATGCATCGATCATTTGCAACGCCACGGGGCCAGCAAAAAAGCCATTACCCGTGCGTTTGATGACGATGTTGAGTTTCAGGAGCGCATGGCAGAACACATCCAGTACATGGTTGAAACCATTGCTCACCACCAGGTTGATATTGATTCAGAGGTATAAAACGGATGAGTACAGCACTCGCAACGCTGGCAGGGAAGCTGGCTGAACGTGTCGGCATGGATTCTGTCGACCCACAGGAACTGATCACCACTCTTCGCCAGACGGCATTTAAAGGTGATGCCAGCGATGCGCAGTTCATCGCATTGTTGATCGTCGCCAACCAGTACGGCCTTAATCCGTGGACGAAAGAAATTTACGCCTTCCCTGATAAGCAGAACGGCATCGTTCCGGTGGTGGGCGTTGATGGCTGGTCCCGCATCATCAATGAAAACCAGCAGTTTGATGGCATGGACTTTGAGCAGAACAATGAATCCTGTACATGCCGGATTTACCGCAAGGACCGTAATCATCCGATCTGCGTTACCGAATGGATGGATGAATGCCGCCGCGAACCATTCAAAACTCGCGAAGGCAGAGAAATCACGGGGCCGTGGCAGTCGCATCCCAAACGGATGTTACGGCATAAAGCCATGATTCAGTGTGCCCGTCTGGCCTTCGGATTTGCTGGTATCTATGACAAGGATGAAGCCGAGCGCATTGTCGAAAATACTGCATACACTGCAGAACGTCAGCCAGAACGCGACATCACTCCGGTTAACGATGAAACCATGCAGGAGATTAACACTCTGCTGATCGCCCTGGATAAAACATGGGATGACGACTTATTGCCGCTCTGTTCCCAGATATTTCGCCGCGACATTCGCGCATCGTCAGAACTGACACAGGCCGAAGCAGTGAAAGCTCTTGGATTCCTGAAACAGAAAGCCACTGAGCAGAAGGTGGCAGCATGACACCGGACATTATCCTGCAGCGTACCGGGATCGACGTGAGAGCTGTCGAACAGGGGGATGATGCATGGCACAAATTACGGCTCGGCGTCATCACCGCTTCAGAAGTTCACAACGTGATAGCAAAGCCCCGCTCAGGAAAGAAGTGGCCTGACATGAAAATGTCCTACTTCCACACCCTGCTGGCTGAGGTTTGCACCGGTGTGGCTCCGGAAGTTAATGCTAAGGCGCTGGCCTGGGGAAAACAGTACGAGAACGACGCCAGAACCCTGTTTGAATTCACTTCCGGCGTGAATGTTACTGAATCCCCGATCATCTATCGCGACGAAAGTATGCGCACCGCCTGCTCTCCCGATGGTTTATGCAGTGACGGCAACGGCCTTGAACTGAAATGCCCGTTTACCTCCCGGGATTTCATGAAGTTCCGGCTCGGTGGTTTCGAGGCCATAAAATCGGCTTACATGGCCCAGGTGCAGTACAGCATGTGGGTGACGCGAAAAGATGCCTGGTACTTTGCCAACTATGACCCGCGTATGAAGCGTGAAGGCCTGCATTATGTCGTGATTGAGCGGAATGAAAAGTACATGGCGAATTTTGACGAGATGGTGCCGGAGTTCATCGAAAAAATGGACGTGGCACTGGCTGAAATTGGTTTTGTATTTGGGGAGCAATGGCGATGAAGCATCCTCACGATAATATCCGGGTAGGCGCGATCACTTTCATCTACTCCGTTACAAAGCGAGGCTGGGTATTTCCCGGCCTTTCTGTTATCAGAAATCCACTGAAAGCACAGCGGCTGGCTGAGGCGATAAATAATAAACGGGGGCTGTATGACTGATTTCACCGGAAGCAATACTCCTGCCGAACATCGCGACAGCTGGCGCACACCACCAGAGATTTTTGCTGCGCTTAATGCAGAGTTCGTTTTTCAACTTGATGCTGCCGCCAGCGAAAAAAACCGACTATGTCGGCTTTTTATCTCACAGGAGCAGAACACATTAACCACTTCATGGCCTGAAGCAATGGGATATGCCTCTGGTTATGTCTGGTTGAATCCACCATACAGCAATATTTCCCCTTTTGTGAAAAAGGCAGCCACTGAAAACAAATTCAGTAGTGTGGGATGTGTAATGTTATTGCCTGCTGACACATCTGTCGGATGGTTTCATGAAGCGATACAAACCGCCAGTGAGGTCAGATTCATCACGGCAGGACGACTGGCATTTATTAACCCACTCACTGAGAAACCCGTCAGTGGAAATAATAAAGGCTCGATGCTCATTATCTGGCACCCATACCCCCGTACACACTGCCACTTTACGACCGTTGATCGTGGAGAGTTGATGGCGTTCGGCTCAAGGATTCTTGCCCGTCGGGAGGCTGCATGACAACCACGGAATGCATTTTTCTGGCAGCGGGCTTCATATTCTGTGTGCTTATGCTTGCCGACATGGGACTTGTTCAATGACACCTCAGCAGGAAAACGCCCTTCGCAGCATTGCCCGTCAGGCTAATTCTGAAATCAAAAAAGCCAGACAGCAGTTTCCGGATAAAAACGTCGATGACATTTGCCGTAGCGTACTTAAGAAGCACCGCGAAACGGTAACGCTGATGGGATTCACACCGACTCATTTAAGCCTGGCGATCGGCATGTTAAACGGCGTCTTTAAGGAACGGTGAACATGAAAAGCAAAATCATCAGGGAGCTACAGGCTCCTTTTTTATTGTTCGCATTCATCCTCAAGCGTATTAACCAACAATTCAGGGATTAATGGAAGATGGCAGACATCATTGATTCAGCATCAGAAATCGAAGAATTACAGCGCAATACAGCAATAAAAATGCGTCGTCAGAACTACCAGACTGTATCCGCAACTCATTGTTGTGAGTGTGGCGATCCGATAGATGAGCGAAGACGCCTGGCTGTTCAGGGTTGTCGGACTTGTGCAAGTTGCCAGGAGGAGATCGAACTTAAGAACAAACAATGGGGACTGTGATGGCCTCAAAGCAGCAAATTTCAACATCGTCCAACTGAGGTGTAAAAATGTTCAGAATCATTTTTCCTAACACCTGGTACGTCGACCACCACGGCACTCCCTGCAAAATCCTGCGTTCTACCCACAACAAAGTTCACTACATCCGAAAAGGCAGAACATGTATCGCCAGCATGTTCCGCTTTAATCATGACTTTGAACCTGTGAATAAAGCTGATGCAGATCGGATAGCAGAAGAGCTCGAAACGGCAGAACACATTAAGAAGTTACGTGACATGCGTTCAAAAAGCAGAGGTAACCATGGAATCATACAGCCTCACACTCGATGAGGCCTGTCAGTTTCTTAAGATATCCAGACCAACCGCCACCAACTGGATACGAACAGGCCGCCTACAGGCAACACGTAAAGATCCAACCAAGCCAAAATCTCCTTACCTCACAACACGGCAAGCCTGCATTGCGGCGCTTCAGTCTCCGCTGCATACTGTCCAGGTGAGCGCGGGTGATGGCATAACAGAGGAAAGAAAATGTCACTCTTCCGCAGAAATGAAATATGGTATGCCTCGTATTCGCTCCCGGGCGGGAAACGAATTAAGGAATCTCTTGGCACAAAGGACAAGCGGCAAGCTCAGGAGTTGCACGACAAGCGAAAAGCAGAACTCTGGCGAGTAGAAAAGCTAGGGGATTTACCTGATGTCACTTTTGAAGAGGCCTGCCTAAGATGGCTTGAGGAAAAAGCTGATAAAAAATCTCTCGATTCAGATAAAAGCCGGATTGAGTTCTGGCTTGAACATTTTGAGGGTATAAGGCTTAAAGATATCTCGGAGGCAAAGATTTACTCTGCTGTAAGCAGAATGCATAACAGAAAGACGAAAGAAATATGGAAACAGAAAGTTCAGGCCGCCATCAGGAAAGGTAAAGAACCGCCTGTTTATGAACCAAAGCCAGTATCAACTCAGACAAAGGCAAAGCATCTTGCCATGATAAAGGCCATTCTCCGTGCTGCAGAACGCGACTGGAAGTGGCTGGAAAAAGCGCCTGTCATCAAGATACCAGCGGTCAGAAACAAGCGAGTCAGATGGCTGGAAAAGGAGGAAGCAAAACGCCTTATTGATGAGTGCCCCGAACCACTGAAATCTGTCGTCAAGTTTGCGCTGGCAACTGGTCTGAGAAAGTCGAACATCATAAATCTGGAATGGCAACAAATCGACATGCAGCGACGAGTTGCCTGGGTGAATCCAGAAGAGAGCAAATCAAACCGCGCCATTGGTGTGGCGCTGAACGATACCGCCTGTAAAGTGTTGCGTGATCAAATAGGCAAGCATCACAAATGGGTGTTTGTACATACCAAGGCGGCTAAGCGAGCAGATGGAACATCAACGCCTGCGGTCAGGAAGATGCGCATCGACAGCAAGACATCATGGCTATCAGCTTGTCGTCGTGCAGGAATTGAAGATTTCCGTTTCCATGACCTCAGACACACCTGGGCAAGCTGGCTGATTCAGTCAGGCGTCCCATTATCAGTGCTTCAGGAAATGGGCGGATGGGAGTCCATAGAAATGGTTCGTAGGTATGCTCACCTTGCGCCTAATCATTTGACAGAGCATGCGAGGAAAATAGACGACATTTTTGGTGATAATGTCCCAAATATGTCCCACTCTGGAATTATGGAGGATATAAAGAAGGCGTAA